ATGTAGCCCCATTGCCAAGGCTTTATCCGCTACATACTCCGACCCGTCAAACGTGTCGGCGTTGACCTGCGGCCGATGCGAAAGCACATGCCGCTTAAACAGGGTGAACAGGTCGTCGACCTGGCCCTGGAGGTACTTTTTGTCATCGGCGGAAAGGTCTTTTTCGGACGACCCTACTTGCTTTTTCTCGCCGGATTTGATCTTGGTGACCTTGATCCCAGCATTCTCGTAGGCCTTTTCGTAGGACGTATGGGTAATGACGACCCCAATCGAACCCACGAATGCAGTCTCGGAAGCGTATATCTTCCGAGTCGCCGACCCTACCCAATAGCCCGCGGACAGAAGTCCGCCGGCAACGTAGGTGTCGACCGGCTTGATGGTCTTGATCTTGTCCAAGAGCCCGGACAGTTCCCCCAGCCCATTCACTTGCCCGCCCGGGGTGTCGGCGTCGATGAGGATGCTCTCGACTTCGTCATCCATAACCGCTTCGACGAACTGGGCCCGGAGATCTTCATAGGACATCGCCCCCATCCACCTCGACATCCAGGTCGTTCTTGCTACCAACGGCCCCTTCATCTCGATAATGGCAACCCCGTCGTGGACCTGGTACGGGCGCTCTCTCTTCTCGTCGGCCCCGGCCTGCTGAAGGGAATACGCCGCAAGGGCCTCACTGTCACCCTGCAATTCGAAGATCCGGTTCTCTAGGCTGAGGAGGTCCTGTTCCGAACCCTCGGCTATCAGGCAGATCTTGCGGCGTAAGAGGTGTTTTTTGTCCACGATTATCTCCCCTGCTGCCCGCCGGTGCGCTTGTTCCCGGTCGGGGCGTTGGATTTGGTGTCTTTCTGGCTCTTGGTCGCGGTCACGCCGTCACCGGAGACAGAGGTATTGGAATATGGATTCTCCACCTCAGCCTTCTTCTCGAAGAACCCGGTCCCGGACAGTGGCGTAAACTGTCCTGACGGGAGCTTGCCGGTAAGGTTGATCGAGGCTTCTTCGTCGGAAACAAACCCGAGACTGAGCCGCTCCAGGACCGTGCTTTGTTTCATGGACTCGAATGTGGCCAACTCCGACTTCGGCCGCAGTTCCGGGTCCGCATATTTGAAGTGGCAGTAGACGTCGAACCCGGCAAGACGTGCTGCCAAGGTGAATTTCTTTGAGTAATGGGTGTTCAGTTTCTCTTGAATGCCCTCGACATACCGCAGATAGAGCATTGATTCTGTGGAAGCTACGCTCTGGGACTCGCCCCGACCCAAGACGCTGGGCAGGGTCTTGACGCCGGCGGCGACGTTGGCGTCGATGAGGTTCTTGTAGGCTTCAATGTTCTCGTGAAAGCTGATGTTGCCGGCAGAGTGGTGCTCCACGGTCAGGATGTCGAAGAAGACCAAGGCGTCTTCAGGGTTCAGGCTGTTGAGTTTGTTCTCGAGGTCTGTGATCAGGTTGTCCATGTAGGCCTTGAGCTTGGTCTCGTCGTAACGGACGGCTGCCGGCAGGGACTCTTGAAATTCTTTGGTCTGGATCGTGGCCTTGATCCTGGGCAACGCGGCCTTTCTAAACGCCCGCCGCAGGTCGTTTTTGAATTCCTCATTGGCAAGCACTGGTTGCACGGCCGACGTCATGGGGGATATTGCGTAGGCTTCGTCAAGGTCCTGGTCAAGCGAGGTGTAGAAGAACAACGGCGAATCCAACGACAATTTGTTGTCGGCGCCTCCGGTGTTCAATTGGAGATACGGCACCGCTCTGTTGCCTTTATTCTCGAACTTGAGATCTTTTACGGAGATTGCCCGGATGTGGGAGGCGTCCCGGGACTGGGAGAGGACCAGTTCACTCGACATAGCTCCGTAGGTCACAAGTTGGCGAAGTAAAGACTCGGACGTTGACCTCAGGTCTGTTTGGGTGTGGAATCCGTCATAATCAGGAGGGAGACAGTCAAACCGTGCGGCCAGGGCTTGCATATAGTTGGTGGCGTTGACGTCGACCTTGCCGTCGAAAGTAAACGCAGTGATTTGGTAGACGTCGGTAATGGCGAACCTGAGGAGCGAGTTGATCGCTTGGGACCAATCCGGCGACGCATACGACAACGACTTGATGACGTCGAGTTTGGTCGCGAGGTTGCGGTATTGAGTAAGGTCGACGTTGGTGACATCAGGGGTCGTGTTGTTGATGTCGGCGTTGCTTTTGGTGGTGGCAGAACGTAAATAGGATGGCAGCGCCAGCCCTTTGGTCTTTACTTTCTTAATCGACGTCAGCATCCCGCTGAAGGGGTTCTTGATCGCCACGTCGCAGTCTCTTCACTCCCAGATAGTTGCAGTAAAAGTACTGAACTTCTTCAGTACTTCAATGTACTCTTATCTAAGTGTAGAGGAATGCGGGTAAAAAGTCAAGCGCTGCAGTAACTTTTATTGCAATGTTACCAATGATGTCACACTTGCTTCTGCAATTTTACCTTATGAAGCAGAACTCGAGGCAGGATCGATGCGGTTGAAATGGTATCAATCAGTTTAAACGCGGCGACGCCGTAGTTGATTGCATGGAAAAAGTGATCTGCTCCCTTCTTACTCTTTACCCATCGATATCTCATCTCGGCGTATCTATGGTCCCGGATCCTGCGCATATCAAGGATGTGGTTAAGGACCTGGAGATCATAGGGACCTGATTTGAATTTGAGTTGTTCTGACTGCAGAAGGCCCGCGGTGTAGTCGAAAAAGGGATTTTTGTTGATGGTGATTTGCCTGACCTTGTAATCGGCGACACGGTTGGCAATTTTGTAGGGGTTGTTGTCGCCTTCTTCAGTCTCTTCAGTCTTCAACCAATAGAGTTCCGGCTTGGGCTGGACAGGAACAGTGTATAATGCGGACCAGACTTGCGGGTGGAGCGTGACTAATTTGTTGACCGTGTCCGTGTACGGCTGGCTATCCACGACCAAGGAAGCGACGTGGGCCGCGTTCACGCCGTGGAACACGTCCTGGACCTCTTCCGGGATCAACTCCAACGGAATTATCTCGGGCGAGTGGATGATGATGTGGTTGCTGGGCGTCATCGACAGCCTGATCAAGTGACAGAGCTTGCCCATGTCCAAGCCGATGACGTTGACCGAGTCCTGGGGCACTTCGATGTTCTCAAATCTGAGGAGGCTTCTGTCGATAGAGCTGTCTGAAGCCTTCACCGGCAGCCCCAAGGCCTGGTTCCTGAACTCGTTATTGTCAGAGTAAATGAAGCTGGAGCGGATTAAATCCGGCACCGTGATGAAGCCTGGGGCGTCAAAAGGGCTTAATTTGATACAAATTTTCCGCTCAATCGTTGATTTCTGGGGGGTTTCTATCACAAATTCACGATGTTTCGGGGCCAAACTGGGGATTTTTTGGCACTTTGGGCAGAATAAATAGGCTTCGTCGATGTTGATGTTGCCGTTGGCGTCGATCTCGGACTTTGTGAGAAGCTCCAAGGGCTGATCAAAGCCCGGCAGCCTGATGTTTTCGTAATAGTCAGGAAAGAAATGGTGCCCGCAGTGCTCACACTTGACGACGTTGCGATGGACCTCGGCGTCGTCGCTCTCACCATCAATTCCCAGGCCCTCATAGGTCGGTGTTGATATATAGATCCGCGGTTTGTGGACAGAGTGGGTTTGTCGGGAGCGGAAACCAGTCACGATATCCATTGAGCACCGATCCAGTTCATCAATACAAACAAGCTTGATCGGTCGGTTGATCAGTGAACTGGCGCCTGACTGCTCGCCGGCGCCCAGCGCGTACAAGATTGAGCCGTTTATAAACTGCTTGACCGATGACGAGTCCACTTTCGGGTCCGATAACTCTCGAAGTACTTTACTCGACCGAATAATCTGTGAGATTCGAGTCTTCATTACTTCTTGAGAAAAAGTTTGCGATGGCATGCCCAGGAGTGTGGCGAAGCCCGGTTCGATTCCCATCATCGACAGGATCATCCGGTGAAACACCTCTGAAACACCTAACTGCGAGCACTTGTAGAGCAAGAGGTTGATGTCGGGGTCGGCCTCGATCTTGCTGATAATATAGGGCTGGTACTCGTGGTTGACGTAGGAAAATCGCCTGACGCCAAGGTAGGTGTAGCGGGTGATATATTCGGAAATACTTGTTTTTGTTCTGGAGAGGCCAGCTGAAAGGCGTGTCAGATGCCGGGAGTAAAGATCCAACATTATTAATCAGTGTCCCGGCGTTCCAAGACAGAGAGTCGCCGTTCGTATTCTGCCATAAAATCAGTTATTTGCGTGTCTGACAGAAACTCCGGCAGCAAGTCGATCAGCGTTTGTTCCAGCAACTGCAATCTCGACATATTGATCACTTCCAACTGCGACTTCGTGATCTCTTTCAGGAGATTGTTCAACGCCGTCATTGCCGCCGCTCTTTGCGATAACGGACTCTCGCTATCCTCAGCGGCGTCATCGGCAAGGGCTTTGCATCGGTCGAGCTGGGTGTTGATTTCGGCGTTGATATCGACGTTCATATCGGCATTATATTAGGATTGGACGTTGGCGTCAAGGGGACGTTTCCTCTGACGTTGACGTTGACGTTGACGTAATTTTACATTACATTCTGCAGAAAAAGTTGTCAGGTTTAAGGGGGTGCCTCGTGCGCGTGCCTGGCCGGTGTCCTACGTTGTGGTCGGTATACGTCTTAACGTTATAAGGTTGTACGTCTTAACATTAAGTAATACGTCATCGTTCACGGTGACGTAGACTGTCACATTGACGTTTTTCGTCACAAAATAGTGACGTAGAGTGTCACTTCCCCCCGCTCCGAAAATTAAAAGTACACAAGATCAAGTACTTACGAACTGGCACGTTACTTGCTATGTATAGAGTGAAGGGAAGTCAATTAAAAGTACTTGACGTTCCCTGGTTAATCGAATAAAGTAAAGGTATCAGAAAGAGGATTACCATGACCAGCTCGACCAATCATAAGACACAAGCGGACAAGTGGCGACACTACTTGAACCCGCTTAATGTCCGCGCCTGGTTACGGCCACTCTTAGGTAAGTTCCTTGCGCGTATTGTCGCACAAGGTTATCAATCAATCTATAGTTTAACATTGGGAGCGTGAACAATGAACAACCTGTTATTAACTGCCGTGATGATTGCATCAATGCAACAAGGAATGACATTAACTGGTACGGCAACGGTTCGCCCCTGTCTCCCTCAAGCTGCAACCAACGTGGTGTGCTTGCAGGTCGGCACAGAGGTATGGGGGACCAGTAGCCAACAACACTACGAGATAGGCGACAAGGTAACAGTAACGTTTACCCTGCACCATGTAGAGTCCAATGATGGAGATACCTTCCGAGTGGAAGAAATCTCAATACCGTAACAGCCACCAAACAATCAGACAAAAGGAGAACCACAATGAAAAAGAAAGCAACAGCAACAGATCTGACCACAATCGACTGGTTGAACCACTTCAGCCGCACCGCCGCAAACCTAGTCAACAGAGAGGCCGTGACCGCCAGTAACAAGGCGCTGTCGGTTGAACGTGTCGCCATGGTCCAGGAATACGGAAAGGACCACGCCCGTCTCGTGGATCACCTGTCCCTGTCCATGGCGGTATTCACTGGAACAAAGGCCGCAAAGCAGTCCCTTAAACGGTCTCTTGGCCTTGCCATGGTCAAGGCCACCAATGAGACCTACAGCCTTCACTTCGCCGGGGATAACTGCACGGTCATCGCTTACACGGCACGGGTTGAGCGCGATAAACTGTCCGATGCATGGGACGTCCTTGGGGAGTCCGTGCCGGCTCATACCATTGATGAGATGAAGGCTATCCATGCCAAGGCCGCTGTTGCCCTCCGTGAAGCTACCAAAGAATTGCGAGCAAAGGCTGACAATATCGCCCACACTGAGAAGAAGGACCGGGCGAAGGCTATTCTTTCCCAGAAGGGCCTGGACGTGAACGAGGCTAACATTAACCTGTTGGTTGCGACAATGTAGCAAGTAGTTTTAAACTACCCGGCAGGGGAGCGGGGAGGGTGATTAATCACCCTCCCCGCTTTGCGTTTGGTCTACAGAAAAAGCCGCTGTAGAGCGTACGCAAAGCGGGGAGGGACGCCAGCAAGACGTCGGGCAGGACGTTAAAAATGCCCTAAGAAGGGACGTTTAGATATCCAAAAAGTAGCTTTAAACTACCAAAACGGGGGATAAAATGACCTGGAATTTACTGCAAACAAATTGGCCATTCAAGGATGAGAATATTAAGCAATCCAAACCTACCAAAGAACGATGGTTTGTCGATCATGCCGGGGTAACCACTTTCGAAGGGGATGAGCTGCAATGCAAAGCATATCGACGGCAACATGGAGGTATCGTCCGGCATTACGTTGGCGTTTCTGAAGAGTACCTGGCCCTCAAGAGAGATGAAACGCGGTACCAATGGACAGGTTCCGGTACCAAACAGACAATGCCACCGGACGATTCGCCCGGCGTTATTTGGATGAATGGAGGATGTTATAAACGACGTCGACGTAAAGAGGGGTAAATTTGACTTGTATTCAAAAAAGTAGGTCAGTGAATACCGTGGGCAGGGGGGAGGGCTAAAAATCCAACTGGAGTCAAATTAGACGTACGAATGGGGCTGTTGATGATGGCCTTGACCTTGACCTGCAGAAAGTTTCTCCTGGTTAGGGGAGCTGGAGCCCGCCCCCATGCCATAAAACCGCGATAGCCTACCTAAAACAACGTCCACAAGACGTCCAAATCAGCTCCAGGTCAACTTTCAGGCCTTTAGCCTACCTCAGATACCTTTTTAACCATTTTTTCATCTAAGAGCCAATTTTCACCCACTGTGTCAAAAATGACACACCCACTGTGTCAAGATTGCCACACTCAAAAATAAGTTCTAATAAAACCAGCTATTTCCGACAAACCTGAAAAGAAAAAAATTCACAACTAAATACCTGAAAGAACCTGTTTTTTGTGAAGATAAAAAATACGACTAAAATAACAAACGTTCTTTCAATGAGATAACTTTTGTAACATTCATTTTGTTGTGCTTAGAGTTGGAAATGGCTATCGCGAGGCAAAAAATTCACAAAAAGAATCCTTGAAAATTTCACCTCATGTGAGAAAGCATCCAACCATAGGCGACACCATTTTTCTTGTTATTTTTATTATCTGTGATATACTCAGAGGTATAGAACAACCTTTAACAATCCTGGAGGAAGCACCTATGGGACATCCGAGGCCACCTGTCATCGATCTCTCAGAATCTTACAATTTAAAACGCAAAGGTAGACCACCCAAAGACATCATTGGCCAAAAATTTGGCAAGCTCACTGTTGAAAAATACCTCGGAAAAAGTACCTGGTTGGTTACATGTGAGTGCGGACTTTCAAAACCGTTTCCAGTTCTGAAACATAATTTGACCGCTGGAAAGCCAAAAAGTTGTGGATGCCTATACCACCCAGAGTGGATCCAGAACCAAAAAGAATACGACGAAAACTTCAAACTTGGGATCAAATATAATTTCTGGACTCAGGTCCATCGTCAGGGCAAGAAATTTGTCGGGCGTTGCCTTTGTGGCAAGCAGTTTAAAACTACCACAAACAACCCCCATTCCGTGCTGTCCTGTGGATGCATTTCTCCAGGAAAGCCCTGGCCAAAAGAACTTTTCGGTACGGCAAAATATAGACATGAAATGTTCCACGTCTGGACCAACATAAAAAAGAAAGCAAAACAAGGAAAACTTCCTATTGATAAACTCTGGGCAGAAGATTTTGTCTGGTTCCTGGGTTGGGTCTTTTCAGAACCCAATTACAAAGAGGTGTTTGACCCAGCTTATTTAGGTCAGAAATATGTGATCAGAAAAGACTGCAATCAAGGATTTTCACCAGCAAATTGTCACCTCTCATTGTACCGAGGTAACGCCGGGAGAAGAAAGAAAATCAAAACTCTGACTTGAACCAGAACTTGAATAACGTCAAAATTCTGCACACTGGGACCGCATGGATAAGGAAGAAGCCCTCTTGGAATCATTGAAAATCTGGAAAGAAATGGCCAGCACGGCAGCCCAGGAAAAACCTTCTTGGGCTGCCATTTACTGCAACTCCTGCCCCGCTTGTGAATTTGTCCTGGAACATTATCCCGAAGTTGACCTTGGTTCGAATCAAAAACACTGCGACTGCGACGTCATCTGCCCCATGAGGTCCATATGGGATCCGCCATTCCCACCACGTCAACGTCCCCAACGATACCATTCCAAAGGGTGCTGGGGAAATAAATGGCGGTCCCCGTATTATCGTTATGCCCATGCCAAAACGGATAACGAACGGAAACTCGCCGCGGAAGAAATTATTTCAGGGATCATCCGCATAATTGATAGCTATTGAGGATTAAATATGGAACTAAAAGAAGCTCTGGAATTGAGTCTTAAACTGTGGAATGAGTTGATGATTACCAAACGTCTGACTGTACCTGATTGGGCTGCAGTATATTTTAAAGGTAATCCCGCATGCCATTACGTCTACAGCTTGGGCCGGCCCGTGCACAAGAACCACCTCAACGACTACGTCTGCGGCAAGGTCTGCCCGTTAAAGACAATTTGGACAACGAATAAAGGTTGTATGGGGCCGGGGTCGCCTTATGCATACTGGCGGAAGATTGCCGTGACAACTTCAGACAAAAAATATTACGCACAAGAAATCCGTGACGGAATTCAACGTCTTCTCGACGAATTAGATGAACTGGAGGACCGCTGATGTTTTGCGAACACGACTGGAAACTCATTTCAGAAACCATTACAGAGTCTAAACTTGAACGATTAAAGAAGATCATAGGCATTACTCCAGGAGAAACTATTCCTTATTACTTTCTAGATCAGAAAGTAATCCAAAATTTAACCTGTACAAAATGTGGAAAACTCAAGCATTTTGTAGAGGTAGTCTAAAACTACTTTAAAGGAGATCAAAAAATGACACTCAAAGAAGCTTTGAAAGCATGCGTGGATCTGTGGGCGGAACTCGCCAAAACTGGCAACCAGAGGAAGCCAGCAGGCGCAGACCAATATCTTTTTGGTTGTCCAATGTGCAGTTATGTCAAGGAAAGTTATGGTGAAGTTGGGTATGACCAGGCAGACGTCGCCGTCTGCGCCGACGTCTGCCCCATGAAAGAAGTTTGGGGTAACAGCAACGGCTGCCTGGGAGAGGGATCTCCATATCGAGCTTGGGCCTGGGACCATCTTGATAGAGAGCACTTGAAACTCAAAGCGGCTGAGATCCGCGATGGGGCTCAACGTCTTCTTGACGCCTTGTAATAAACCAAATCAGAAAAAGGAGAACGTCCACATGGGAACTTTAATAAAATTCCCGTCCAAAGAACATCGGGAAGCCAGGGCATTCAGAAGGGCATACAAACCGGAAGATCCCAAAATCAAAACCGAGGAGAAAATCCGGCAAGCCGTTGAATTCAGCAAGAGGAGGCAGCTAAGTCATGAGAATCATTATTAGTTTGGTCTTGGGAGTGTCATTGGCGGTAGTTTTAAACTACCTCGAGCCCGACGTCAACGCCGACGTCAACGTCAACGCCTACGTCTGCGACGACGGAGACGTCAAGTACGTTGCCGGGAACTTTAACTTGGAGGAGGTCTGTAAATGACCAAAGAAGAAACAGTCCCCTGTACTTGGTGTGGAAAGCCAACAACAATGCTCGGGACAAAGCTCTGTGACCGATGCTGGGAACTGGAAACCAGAATTCACCATGACCCCAAGCTCGCTAAACGGATGTTGACTGCGATCCAAAGAAACGAGGCAGAAAAATGCTATGCAAAGGGGGCCCAAATATGAACTGGAATTCAAACGAGAAAGACAGCGTGCTGATCAAAAAGACCGCGGCCCGGGCCGCGGAAATGTTCGAAGGCTATGAGGTCTTCGACTCCATTATGGACGTCACCGCATGCCACATGAACGGTTGCCCGTTGGACCTGGAGAAGCTCCTGAATGCCGACGACTTCAACTTCATCCACGACATCACAGGCATCAACCGCTACCTCGACCATGTTACCGGCGAGTTGGGGAACTGCTTCGTGCCGAGGTTTGCAAAGAAAGAGTAGTTTAAAACTACCCTAAAATCAGTCAGATAAAAAGGAGAATCAAAATGGAAAAGCAACGTCAAGTTTGTGCAGTGCAATACTTCGAGGACAAGAAAAAGCGCCCGGTCAAGGCCGTCACCACGTTTAGACCTGAGGGCCGGCGAGTCGTCGAATTCCAAGTCTTTTCAGTATCCGGAACTGGGAGGAGGGCCAGGGCATGAACCCAATCGAAACCATTGACTACCGAAATCACAAGATCAAGATTTTTCAAGATGAAGACGCCCAGAACCCGATCACTGAAGACGACCAGCCCGCGGGGACGTTGTTCTTCACGTCGACGAGAAGGGATCACAACAGATACTGGCTTAGAGGGGAGGAGCCGGAGTGTGGTATTAACCAGTTTCTGATTCGTTTTGCTAACAACGAAGAATCTGACCACGAATTTGAAAAGATTCACTACTGGCTTCCGATCTACAAGTTTGAACACGGCGGCGTCGCTTACCGGAACGAGCCCTTCAATGACCCCTGGGACTCGGGGCTGGTAGGCATGGTAGCGATTCCGAAATCGACGGCGAAACAGGAATGGGCAAAGGATCCACGGCAGGGAGCTTTGAACTACTTGGAGTCCCTTACCGAGCAGTTCTCCGCCTGGGCCAACGGTGACTGCTACGGCTACGTCGCTGAAGACGTCGACGGCGAGGATATTGATTCCTGCTGGGGCTACGTCGGTGACATGGACTATGTCATTTCCGAAGCCAAGAGTGCCGTTGATTATCACGTCGAACACGCTGATCCTCACGAGCTTAAGGTCAAAGAGTGGCGCCGGCAAGTTGCGGCTAAATTGACGCTGGCGGGGTTTGGAGAATGGTTAAAACTGACAATCTGAGGGAGGTCTGAAATGGGCGACTTGACAAAGACAGAGATTTTGACAGCTCTCAACGCTCTCAATTGCTATGAGAAAGAGGTCGAGAAGAGGGCATTCAATAAGACTCATTCTCGTCGTGATCGAGAGACAATAACTGAAATTCAGGATCTGAGAAGAAAACTCTCTGACGATTATGTTCTGGGTAAGCAACCTGAGAAGGATAAATCATGAACAAATCCAATGTATTAAGGCTGTCCCTGTGGCAAACGTCAGACGGCCGGCAATTCCAATTCAAAGAGGCTGCTGATCAGCACCAGGCCGTGCTCGATTTCGACGGCTGGTACGCCGACCATCAAATTAAGGGCGCCAAAGGGGTGGCAGAGGTGCTTCTTTGGCTCAGGAACAACGCCGGGGACCTGGACAAGGTCTTGCAGGCCTTTTTGAAAGCGAGGAAGGTATGAAGCTCTACCGACGTCAGCATGAAAACAAAATCCAGCTCGCGGTCAGGATCCTGGCCCAGTGGTATGACCGGCCGCAGCTTTGGATGAGTGAGCGGTGGATCGAAGCCGGCGCCGTGATGGTTGCCGTGATGAATGCAAGGAGGGCAAGGTATGAAACCAATTCCGACTGACAGACTCATCAAAATGCTGCGCTCTTGTGCTCGGCAGATGAAAAAGCCTTATGAAGAGCGTCATGAAGACTTCGAAGAAGACGCCGTTGCCTGGGCAATGGTTGAAGCTGCAAATCGACTCAGGAAATATCTCAACAAAGAAAAGAAGGTGACCAATGACCACCGTCAAAGATCTCAGCAACACTGAAAAGGTCGCACATACTCTGGTCAATAACCTGATGTTCGATCTGTATATGAAGGGCCTGCCTATAGCCTCTGGAATGTACCTCAAACAGGATCTGCATGCGACGGTTGCCCAATTTTTTGAGGCAGAGAAGAAAAGAAGAAACTGAAAAGTAGTCTAAAACTACCAGAAAAAGGAGGCAACAGTATGAAATACACAGTAATTTTACAACGTCCTGATTACGTCACGGACGACTTCGGATTCGACATCTATACCGCTTTCGTGGATGAAGCCAACATCAACTTCGCTGTAGCGGCGGCAAGAGACGAAGTTCGGAAGGTTGATGACTTTGAAGGCGACTCGAAAGACTACGCGGTCCTGATCATTTTCAAAGGCCACATCATGGCCGAACCTTATCCGTATGACGTGGGGTGACAACATGAACAATCTCACAAAGGCTTGCCAGGAATCCGGAGGGACCTTGATTGTAATCAAAAGCAGAAGGCTTATCCCGGGGCAAAACGGGGGTTGTGGTGCGCCGACCAACGTCGAGGGTACCAACGGGGGCAAAATGCCCTGCGGCTCATTCCTGACCAAGCTGGACGGTACGAAGGCACCATATTATTGCTGCCTCTGTAAACCGGCATGGAGGAATCATCCATGAAGTCCCCAACAGAATCTGAAAAGGAAATTTTGAGGGAGGCCAAGGCCTACTTCGGGCGCCACTGGCGGGCGGACGTCCACGAAGCGTGGTTGAACGGGAATTACAGGGGGTTCCCAAAGGACTATGCGTTGCAGCGGATGCGCAACAACCCGGACCGGGAGTGGGTCTTGGAGAGGGTCAAAATTTAAACTCAGAAAGAGGAGGATTTTAGAATGGGGTATGAGTTGGAGAAATCACCGGATCGGGTGTATAAAATTTGGATTCATGTCGAATGCATTGATGAAGTTCGGGATATTTACGAAGACATCGGGATACCCATCCTTTACGGGGAGTACCCTACGGAAGAGGAGGCGATAGCCGCGGCGGAGGTCTTGGCCGGAAACGGGCAGCAAATCTTAGAGTAAAGGAGGACCAAAATGACGAAGACGCAGACAGCAAAATATCAGCCGGCGAGTGAACTTCGCTGGGCGTTGGAGGCCCTCAAAGGGCAGAAATTCACTTTGGATTGCGGTCATCATGTGACCTTCAACCAATCCTTAGGCAACAACCTCATCATTCATAACGGCAAGAGGCTCCAAATCATTTGCACGGAGTGTGGGTATTAAAATTTAAAACAGGAGGATCAAAATGATCACGTTAACACCAGCATATCAACGGGATTACAAGTCAAAGGCTGCGGTTCAGAAGGACTGGGATCTGAATAAAGATTTCATCATCACTGACATGTCCCATCGATATGTAGGCAAATATGCCAACAAAGCGGACTTGGCCAACGAATGCGCCGAGGTCCTGATCCGGTACGACGGCTTGCGCAAGATCGCAAAATTCAAAACAGGAGGATCAAAATGAAAATCGAGAAAATTATAGACGCCGACGGCAAGGTAGAGGTCAAGGTCGACGGCGAGAGTATCAATGCGGAGACGACCCGGAAGCTGACCGGCTGTCAGTGTGGGAACCTCTTTATTAATAATTACCAAGATAATTTCGTCTGGGGAGAGTTCTCAACTGTGATCCATTTCGGGCACTACCTTTCCTTTACTCCCCCGGTGGAAGAGATCGCAAAAGAGATCAGTTCCAGGGTCAACAAGGTCCGGGAATGGGTGAATTCCTGTAAGGCTACCGCTGGCAGCGTTGAGATTAAGGAACTCATCGACCTTGTCGCCGACCTCCACAATGCCGGCAGGATTTATTATCGGGCAACGAACGGTACAATCAAAAAATTGGAGTAATCAAATGAAAACTATTGTGATTATCAGTCTGCTTTTTCTGACCAGTTGCGTCAGTATGAACACGTCGATGGTCAACCCAAGAACCAATGATATGCAACCCTGCCATGCCTGGGGTTTTGGCTGGCTTGGAGCGCCACTGGCGCTGGCAGCCCACAGCAATTGTGTGAGTAATCTCAAAAAAGCCGGGTATGTGCCGGCTGAAGAAGCCAGGCTCCGGAGGTGACATCGTGGTCGGCATCTGCAGCCGTTGCTTGGAGCCTTGTGAGGTCGTTGTCGTCGACTTCGGCGTCGGGCCCTACGAATTTTGGGGCGCGACGGGATTTGATTCTAGACCTGAAGCAGTCTCCAATTGCTGTGAGGCTCCCGCCGTTGATGGGATGGGGTATCCAATAACAATTTCAGATTTAGATAATGAGTGAAATATTCTTGACTTCTTACTTAATAGGTGATACTTTATGAGTATGATAACTGAGGATTTAAAATTGACTTGCAAGAGGTGTGGACACAGGTGGTTTCCCCGGAAACTGGATGTCCGCATCTGTCCAAAATGCAAGAGTGCCTACTGGGACAAGGAGCGGAAGCGTGATTCAAGTACAACTCAAACTCAGGCCAAACGTAAAGCTTGAAAAAAGACTTGACGAATGGCTCTGGCACTTGACCGGGGTCTATAACTGGGCAGTGCGAAAGATCCAACTAGATGCTGATGATAAGATTTATCATTCACCCATGAATTTCCAGAATCTTTTGGCAGGCCATGCCAAAAAAGTTGGGGTTCCAGGGCATTGTATTCAGGGGGTGCTTTCCACTGTTCATGCAGCTTGGCAGCGGTGTTTCAGAAAACAGGGCGGCAGACCTAAACTCAAAGGACAGAGAAACAAGCTGGTGTCGATCCCTTTTCCTGATCCAATCCGATGCCCGGAGGGCAGCCACGTCAAGTTGCCGGTACTGGGCTTGGTCCGGTTCCACAAACAGTTCTTGCCCGAAGGGCGGATCAAATGTGGGCGACTCATAAAAAGGGCAAGCGGGTGGCATTTGTGTCTTTTTATTGATGCTGCCCCGAAAGAAATTGAGCGGGTTGGTTTTGGAAAAATCGGGATTGACCCCGGGTTTAAAAGCCTCTTGACATTCTCAACAGGGGAGAAAGTTGAGCACCCCAGAGAACTGGAAGCTTCAGCAAAACGACTGGCACAAGCGCAGCGGGGGAAGGATAAGAAACTCGTGGCAAGAATCCATGAACGAATTGCCAATCAACGGAAAGACCGGAATCACAAACTTTCCAGGAAACTTGTTGCTGAAAATACTGTGATCCGTTTCAGCAAAGATAACATTAAAGGGATTGCTAAGAAATTTGGAAAAAGCGTGACAAGTTCAGGTCACGGGCAGCTTCGTGCAATGCTTGCTTACAAGAGTAGCCATATCGGCGGTACGCAGTATGACGAGCCTGCTAGCAAAAATTCCACCAGGATCTGTTCAAATTGTGGGTGCCTGTCAGGACCTACAGGTTGGGCAGGACTGTCGGTAAGAAATTGGGTATGTCAAGAGTGTGGATCTCTGCATGATCGTGATCAGAATGCTGCGATCAACGTACTCAATTTTGGGGCTGGGACGGCCCTCGAAAGAGGCTTGTGTCAAATATGAGTCTCGTCCGGAATCCCCAAGGTTGCTGGTGGGGAGGTTCAAGCTTGGAACGATTATACGGACGGGTTGTGTAAGGACGGTGAGATCAGCGAGTGGGCCTATGAAAATTGGGACAATCCGTATTAAAATCAGAAACTTAGAGGAGGTCAGCGATGCACACAATGAAAGCAAAATTCACAGCCAAAGAACTTCATAATGTGAAGCCTGGTTACGACAAGAAAGAGGTCGTGGCCTCGTTCAACGCCGTGGTCTGTAAAGACGGCGAGATCCACAACCCGGTGTCAGCCACTTGTTATATGGGTCGGAGTTTAAATTCAAGTACGGTCTACTGCAACGTCTGGATCCACGGCAAGGTCAAGGATGACTGGTTGTCGTTGTCAGGGTCGGGCCAGGCTGGTGGCTACGGGTACCACAGAGTCAGTGCGGCAGTCGGAATGGCTCTGAGGTCGGCCGGCGTGGAGCTGTACGGTACTCCTTACACCAACGGTGAGGAGAAAAAGGTCAACATGAACAAGAAGTGCAGTATCCATGGCGTCGGGGATTCCGCGGTGGAAGCTGCGTTCAAGGCCATTTGCCGGGCGATGGGTTATCGCGGGAAAGTGAAAATAATCAGGTAAAATCAACAACATAAAGGAGATCAGCTATGTGGGCAAAACCGACGAAAAAAGATTTGAAATCGATTCCGGCGCTGTACTCGACCGAGGGCGTCAAAACCGGAGACAAGATCGTCCACGGCCACTTCTTCGTGGGATATGAAAACGAGCTTGGGCTGTATCACAGGGTCCAGGACCTTGAGAACAAGAACCGTTTCCTGCAGGAGTCCGTGACTCGGCTGCAGGAGGCATGTTCGCAATACGAAACGGACCTGGACGAGGCCCGGAACCTGGCCGAGATCTACAAGGAGGAGCGGGACGAGTCCCTAGCTATTACTGAATTTAATCTGGAGCAGGCCCGGCAGGAAGCCCGGGATCTTCGGTCGGAAGTTTCTCGGTTGAGGGATTCACGGAAACGAATGGCGAAGATGATCTTTGACCTCAAAAAGATTATTTCTGCGCAGGAATACCGGGACAAGATCCAAGTTGCTACCGGGCCCGAGGGTGTCGTCTCCGTTGACGTCAACGGCGACGTTGTTATCAAGATTAACTTTAAATAGGAGGTCTGATGAACCAAAAATTCACAGTCGTCTTGATGCACAGGGTTAAGGGGCCGTTGACGTTCTGCGTCCAGGCCCAGTCCCCGAAGGAAGCGGCTAAACAAGCAATTGACAAGATCACCGGGGATAAGGACCTGGTCGACACTGTCGCAGGGGTCTTTATTGGCTGGCATATCAACAAATTTTTTGGGGAGGTTTGAGATGTTTAAAATTGATAAAGGGGTCACTAAACCTGAGAGAGGTCGGGGACGTGGCCGACCTGATAAGTACCCTTGGAAAGCAATGAAGATTGGTGACTCGTTTTTTGTACCCACAGGCGAGGAGTTCAAAGGCATTAGAGGGGCAACCGCGGCGGCTACCAAGAGGCATGCTCCGAAAAGATTCAGTTCCCGTAAAGTAGATGGTGGCATCCGGGTCTGGCGAGATAAATGAAGGAGGTGTGACGTGGGAGAATTTGTTTCTGAGCAGGACCTGATCACCGAGTATGGGAATTGGGGAGAGCATCCGCAGTTTCCGCTTTGTGACTGGCAGTACGAGGTGAATAACAATGATACTCGGGCCGGCTATTGGCACTGGGTGTCGAACATGATCATGAATTCTGAGGGGTCTGAGTGGTATCGGAATTATTATCGGTGCCCGAAGTGTGTCACTGAATGGGAGGGTGAGTGGGATTGCATGTGCAATGACAGGTGCCCTCGGTGTGGTGCTGAGATTGAACCTTATTCAAGTGAAGAGATAGACAGAAACAGTTGACAAGAAGGTAACAAGACAGTAACATCAACGTAGAAAGTAAATCACTATTAACAGGAGAATCACTATGAACAGATGCTTTGCCGATTTGGCCAGAATCAAAGTCGAGATCAAGAAACTGGAAGAGCAAGCTGCCACGGCCCAGGCCAAGTGCATCAAGGATCACGGCACTCCGGGCAAGGTCGAGACCAAGTACGGGACCCTCATCTTCAACGAGCGCGAGAACTGGAAAGTCGTCGACAAGAACGCCGTCGTCGACGAGATGGGCAAGGATGAATTCATCGCCCGGGCGACGATTGCCTTCGGCAAGATCAAGGAGTTCGGCGGTGCGGCTTTGGTCACGGCTCTGGAATCGAAAGGCGCCGTGGAGCTGTCCGGTGTTTCCCAGTACTACAGCTTGAGGGAACCCAAGAAATAGCTGAAACGTGTGGGGCGGTGGCGTAATGGTAGCCGCGTTCGTGGCAGGGGGATGACTGCAGATCAAAATCCACGTTAAACCCTCTACGCAGGTTCGAATCCTGCTCGCCCCACCAATAACGTCAACGTCAAAAGGAGAATCAGACAGTGATAATTGATATCAAAGTAGACATCGATTGGCTTCGTGAAGATGGCAGTATTGACGATACAATCCGTGAAGCCGTTGTTTCCGGAGTGATCAACACAGTGAAGAAAGACGTCGCTGCTCAGATCGAAACCCGGGCTGCTGAAGAGATCAATCAGCGGGTTGACGTCTTGATTGACAGCTTGTGGACGGATTTTATGGAGAAGCGCGTGACGATTACTGACAAGTACGGTGACCCGGTGGAATCCCACGACACGATCAAGGACATGCTCAAGGCCAGGTTGGACCGATTTCTGAACGAGCGTGTTGACTCTTCCGGTAAGGTCGTCAAGACTACCCCCTGCCCCTATAACGCCAAGCCCAAGCTGGATTGGCTTATTGACTCCCGCATCGAGGCCTATACAAAAGACTTTGTTCAAAAAACGCAGGCTGACTTTGACGTGAGACTCAAGGGGGCACTCAATGAGAAACTGAAGGCGAGCCTGTCAGCATCGATGTTGAAGAACATTGACCTCGGAAAGCTGATCCAGGAAAAATAGCAACATCAAACAGGAGGTCCAGAACATGATCGAGATCAAGGAAGAAGGCCCCCCGAAGGCCCCAAGACAGCAGATTGTTATCGACGGCGACGTCGTCGGCGAGGTCTGGCGGATGTCTCTCGGGTACCAGTGTCAGTTGGTGCCCAAGAACTTGCGGTTGAGCGCGATGTCGCTGAACGGGGTGGGGAACACGCCGATGACTGCAATAATCAAGGCAGTAATCAACGCGAGGGAGAATGCTCGGCTGCTGAATGCCGCGGCGGACTTCGTGGAAAAAGCAGTGGAGGAACACCGTCATGCTAACCTTTGAAAAAATCCCTGGCGACAAAGCGATGTCGCATCACGCCGTGCTCGTTAACGGCGAGTACGTCGGGTTGATTTGGGTGGCGAAAGGCGCCTTCCAGTGCCGGCTTAATCCGCCGCTCTTGGCCTACTTGGGGCTGTCGATCTCTGGCGTCGGCAGAACTCGGGAAGACGCCGTCAGAGAGGCTGTCACGAAGGCCTTCACTCGGGGCAGGGCCTTGACCAAGTTTGCTGCCAGCCTTGACGCCAAGCTTGAGAGTACGCTGCTGTGAAGATCCTCGAGATGGCCCTGGGGATGAAGCGCTCCGTGCGCCTCAAACCCTACGTTATTATCGGCCCTGAATTCTGGATGAAGGTCGAGGTCGTGCCCGACGAAGACGTCGACCTTGTCCTGGCTGAGTTGAAGGCTGACGTGATTGCGACGCTGGATGATCTTGAGGCGGAGGAAGCAGCAAAACTGGGGTTCTCTTGGAATCCCGAAACAGAATGTTATGAGGAGAACCAGAAATGAAATTGGAGTGGGAACAGATTGACGACTATCATCAGAGAGCCCGGGTGCCCGGGGGCTGGCTTGTCAAAGCCTACGAGGAAGTAGTCCACAACATGATGGAGTCAGGCAGAGGCATGGAGAGTGGCTATGATATCCGAGTTGCTATGTGCTTTGTTCCAGACTCATGCCATCAGTGGAGGTTGGAAGAATGAGGCTGCACATCTCAAAAGGAAACATGAAGTTGGGCAAGATCCCGAACATCAGCCTGCCACCGGTGACGACCTGCCGGCCGAGGGTGCCCTGCGCCAAGCAGTGCTACGCGCAGAAGGCGATGAGGCTGTATCCGCAGACCAGGAAGGCCTGGACGGAGAACTTGGATTTTTTGGAACTCTCTGGTGAGGCAGAGTTCTTTACCCAAGTGAGTGAGTGGCTGGCGGAAAACAAACCCACCCATTTTCGGTGGCATGTCAGCGGGGATACGCCGAGCACTCTTTACGCTGTCTTGGTTTATCAGATCGCCAAGATTTTCCCCGACGTCAAGTTCATGATGTTCACAAAACGTTGGGATCTACTTCCGGATCAGCCGCCGCCGGAGAATCTGGCGGTCATCTTGTCGATGTGGCCCGGGCTCCGGAACCCAAAAGGGTTTGAGGATTTTCCCAGAGCTTGGCTGTCGAGCGACAAGCGGAAACCGAATTTTTACTTCAAATGCCCGGGCCGGTGTGACGAGTGCTACAAATGTTGGGATATCGTTGACCTTGGTTATGACGTCGTTTTTGATTTACATTAAAATTCAAGAGGAGAACCAGTATGACAGAAAAAGTTGCATAAATTCAGTTGCTTCTTGTTGACGGCTACGTCAGCGTTATCGCCGAGGTCGTGTATTACGACGAGGACTACATCATGATCAAGAACGCTGCCCGGGTGGTGCCACAACAGAATCAGAATGGGCAATTGATGGCGGCGTTGATTCCGTTCATCTTTGGCGCCAAGAAAGATGAGTGGGTTAAGTTTCCCAGGAATAAACTGGTCACAGGCCCGGTTCCTCCGGAGGACTTCTTGGTCAAGGATTACAAGAGAGCCTATGGCTGGCCTGACGTCGAGGTCGTCAAGGACCTTCCGCCTCACCTGAAACGAAGTAAATAGGAGAAACAGCATGATTTTTGCGACAGCCCAACCACTTGAGGACTACGACGCGACCGTCAACGGGGTCAAGGTCGGGATCTACAGCACATACTTCAGCAGGTCCCCTGTGTTATTCAACCTTATTACCCGGGCGTGTCTGGTGCCATTCCAGTTTGAACCTGGGGCCGATGGCAAGTCGAGGTTCTTCACGATCGACAAAGATCATCTGTACGAAAAGACGCTGACGCAGACGGTTGGCGGCAGGACCGTGGATAGGCTCTGCTCGGAGTTGAGCCCGATCCAGATGCTGGAGTTTTTTCGGAGTCACCCTGAAGACCTTCCGGGACTCGGAATCACAGAATATTGGTACGGCGACGTCGACCTTGTCCTTGACGTTGTCCTGGCGCGGACGTTGCAGTGGAAAAAATATCAGCGTGGATCTCTATCCAGAGAAGGTAACGTGATCCAAGGCAGGTTCGGATCGCTGTTGGAGCAGGGTGAGGAATCGTTCCTGCTCAAGATGAATCCGTATCATAAGGATTTCAAGGATCCTGCGGAGGTGGGGGGATGACGAAGTATTTGTGGCTGACTATACTTCTGCTGCCCGCCGGCTGTTGTGGCCCGCCTGGGACGCTCACATATGAGACTGAACTCTGTTACATGCTGAGAGGTGAGTGGGAAAATTTCCACAGCGTGACCGCGGACCGGTCTACGGTCGACATCAAGGACACCGCGGGCAGGACGCTCAAAACCTATTATATTAACCGTTGGCCTAACGGCAACGTTGACGTCGAAGTTTACGACAGGAGAATCAAATGACAAAGTTTTTGGAACGAAACGAAATCAGTAACTATTACGCGGAGCAGATGAGCTTCGATGAGCAACGCCGTTTCGAGCAGTTTGGCGATCTCTCGATAGTCAGAGTGTTCCACGGCAAGCTCTTGGTCGTGTACAACGTCCTCTCCGGGAGCAAGGTCCCCAACATCCTGACGAACCTCAGGGTCACCGGTATCGACATCGTCAATAAGGACGTGGTCCTGGACTTTCTGGACTTGAAGACCGGCAAGACGTGCCAGGTTTCTTATATTCCTGAGCAGCTTTGCGGTTACGATGTTTTCGCGATGGTGCCCAGCGAATGTATGGTCACCAAGATCCTCAAGGAGAGTGACGCCGGCCACGTCCTTGACGTCGGCCTGTCTGCCGGCCTGCTGCTCAGGCATCGGTCGAAGCCGGCGTTCAAAAATACAGGTTATGTTTACTGCCTGGGCTTGGCTGATTTTCACCAGATGTTTGGTGACGATGCTACCCGGGCGTTTGAGAAACTTGAGGCCCACGTCCGGGAGGGGGAGGAATGAGCAGGACTAACTGGTTTTATGTCGTTGGGTCGCTTTGGGTGGTGATAATATTTGCTACGGTCGTTTGGCTAGCTTATTCCAGCTGTGAGCGGCAGGGCGGAACACTCGTCCGGGGCCTCTTTTGGTTTGAGTGTGTGGATAAACAAAAATTGCAGGAGATCAAAAAATGAAATCACAGAAGCTTACAAACAGTATGAAGGACACAATCGTTGAAAGAATTTTGGCCAAAGTATTTGGTGAACGTCTGGAGGAACTGAAGAAACAAAAGATGGCACTGGCTGACGCCTGTTATGCTTTCCGTTACACCAAGAAAGAGCTTGGTATGATCCAAGAATTGCAGTTGCAGACAAACAACCGGGCTTTCTCAAATAAGGAGGCTATCTATATGTATTTTGGTGGGAGGCATGCCAGCCTGGCCATGAGTGTGCCTCGACTGTTCTTGTATAAGGACATGGAATCAAAAACAAAGCTGGCTGCTGATCATAAACTCACGGTACAGTGGGATGCCCAGCAGAACAGAGAATATGATCTACTAGCCGAGAAAAACAAACTGGCCAAGGAGGTTAGGGCGCTCTTGAACTCGGTGAATACAACAAAGCAGCTTCTGGAGGCCTGGCCTGAGAGTGAAATCTTTCTTAAAGGTCTGTTAGAAACTTCGGGGCAGCTGCTGCCGATGGTGCAGGTGAAGACACTGAATGAAGTAATCTTTAAGTGATTTGATATGGACATCATCAACACGGTGAGGTCGTTATTCCCTTCACGTTATGAACCATACCCCTTCCAACGTCAGGTTATTTTCGACGCCAGCAAGGACCTGATGTCGCTCTTGAAGATGGACGTTGGGACCGGGAAGACAATCGTGTCGTGGTTCTTGGCCTTGGGCTCGACGATCAACACTGACGTCTGCCAGATCCTGATCTTGTGCCCGCCGACACTGATCAGGCAATGGTATGAGTTTATTCAAGAGTTCGACGGGATCCCCTCGGTCTGTGCCTATCAAGGCAGCCCGGGGGAGCGGGCCAAGATGGACTTGACCGAGTCGGTTATTATAATGGGATACCAGATATTTCTCAAGGACTTTGATAAGATCTATCATCAGGTCAAGGACCGTAAAGTGTTTGTGATCTGTGACGAGGTCAGTCTCCGGAGCCCAAAGTCTCAGACGTATAAGAGATTGCGGCAGCTTCTTTACAACGTGGAAACGGTCAAGCAATTGAACGCCCTCGGGCCGCTTGATATTGACCCTGTGAAACCGTTCACGCTGTTGAACGCGACACCGGTGTCGAATCCGGCGCAGGCGTATGGCTACATCAAGACGTTGACGCCGATCGTCTACAAGACTGAGGAGCAGTTCAACCGTCTTCACGTGCTGAAGTTCGACCAGTACAAGAAGCCTAAGGCATTTAAGAACCTTGACCTGCTGGAAGAGAACTTCAAGTTGCGGAGGTTCGACGCCAACGCCGACGAGTTGCTGGACATCCCGGCAATCACCTACATCCCGATCAAGTATGACCTGGACCCCAAGCATCTGCGGCTGTACAACAAGATGACCAAGACCGCGGTCTCCGAGTTCCCGGCCTATGCCGCCAGGAACGGGAAGGAAATTGATTCGCTGTTTACCCGGCTGCAGCAGATGGTGACGAACCCTGAAATGTTCGGCGCCGAGTTTCCGCCGATGTACTTGGAGATGCTTGATGAACGTCTTGAGGAACTTGGGGCTGAGGAGAAGATCATCATCTACGCCCACTTTGTTGATACGAACAGGAGGATTCTCAAGCACCTGGGCAAGACCGCGGTTGGGCTCTGGAGCGATTTCTCGCAAGTGCAAAAGAACAAGAGCGAGGACGCTTTTAAGGCCGACGTCAACAGAATGGTCGCGCACTGCAAGTCGGGGGGGATCGGGTTGAACTTACAGCATGCCCGGCACGAGATCTTTGTCGAGATCCCGCCCGATCCGCCGACGTTTAAACAGGCAGTAGGGCGGGTTCACCGGAGTGGCCAGGCCAGGAACCAGTTCGTGACCATATTCCTGGCCGCCGGCACGATCCAGGAAAGGATCTACTACAATCTGATTGTCAAGGACAAAGTTCTGTCCGAGGTCATCGGCGACAAGAAGTCGTTGCAGGATTTTCTCTTGTAATAGAAATGTTATTTGTGTTACAATCTATAAAAAGGAGGCTCAGAGAGTGAAAACAATTTCGATGTATTTGAAGAGGCGTGAAAATAACTATGCCCGTGGCGGTTTCGAGTGGGTGTTGATGGGGAAGATTGGTGGGGAACCCTCTGACTGGTGTATGAAAAGCTATGGCTTCAACAAGCCAACGCCGGCCCAGATTGATACTGATATGAATCTTATTATTCAAACTGCTACAAGAATAACAGGAATAAGCTTACAATTCACGAAGTTCGAGTCGTGATGAGGGAACCCAAATGAACTGCTCATGTGCTGCTATCGGCTGTATGGAAGAGTCAGAGGACTGCCACTGGGGCGTCAGACATATCAAACGCGCCGGCAAGGACTACAAGTGCTTCGAGTGTGGGTCTGCGATTGAGAAAGGTTCGGGTTATGCTTTGCACGTTGTTTTCGGCGGCGGTACCGCTCAGAATTATAAGGTCTGCCCGGTTTGTCAGGATCTTATTGAACACTTCTTTCCTAACGGGTGGTGGTTTGGGGCTGTTCTGGACAATTTGAGAGACTACCTTGATGAATCTTGGGCCTATGATCTGCCCAGCGATTGCATCAGCCAATTGACTCCGGCGGCCCGGGCTCGGGTGTGTGATTTTCTTCAGAGGTATCAGGACGACCAATGAAGTGGTGGCTGAAGTTCCTGTCTATCTGTGGCGTGTTCGGCTTGGGGACGTGGTTCGGGTTGATACTGACGACGAATCACTATGAAAGAATCTTGGCAGAGGAGAAAACCTTGCACTCCCAGATCTGCCAGACAAAGGTGGAAGATGTTTTGAGCCAAATTAGTCTGAAATTCTGTGCGGCTTGGAACGTCTCTGTGCCGCCGTATGACGAGAGTGTTGCCCAGTTTATTGAGGAGGAAAAATAGTGAAAGATTTTAAAGAGACCTTAACCGGATTTTCAAGCTGGTTGCAGACAGCGAGGTTGTTACGGAGGAACAAGCGGACGGAGTATCTGTCGTCCGGGCCGGTAGTCGAACGAAAAAATACCCAACTGCTGCTCGGCGCCTTGCTGGAATTTGCCAGAGCGCACAAGATATCGTATGATGCCACTATGCAGTTCCTTCAGGACCGCAACGTCGACGTCAACGTCGGGCCCGACTTTCAGTGGGAAGCAAAATGTTTGCAGGGTCCAAGAGTGGTTGAATTTGTGGAGATTGAGGAGGTGGCAGGATGAGTGACGAGGATCTGCGTGTCGCCAGGATCCGCTGCGCCGGCTGCGGGAAGTGGATCAAGGCTGTTGACGAGGACCTTGACACCTTGTGTGCCGATTGTCTGCAGCAAATTTCAGAGCAACCTCAAAGCTTTACGGAGAACGATTGAAATGTCTGGGTTTGAAAAAAGTACAAGGGTGACGTCGTCAGTGTCGTTGCACCGGGAACTCTATAAACAGGTGCGCGAATTGGCAGATGCGGAAGACAGAACGATCTCGAGCATGATTGCGACCTTGGTCAAGCTCGGGATCCGTGCCCGGGAAGAGAACAGAGCCAGCAAGGTGAGGGTGGGGGCGTGAACCTCGACAAGCTCCTGGCGCAGGAGCCGTTCAACAAGTGGCTCCAGAAGTTCATCAAGGAGTATGCTTTGCATAGTCACAACGCCCTGATCCAGCCCATTGGCAGTAACGGATTTCGGACGGATGTCGAGATCACTGAGATGTTCATGGGGCTGATGTTGAAGGAGCGGCCGGGCGCGGTCTTGGCCCAGGAAGACCTCATCAATATCTTTTACGCCTGGTACGAGTGCAACTCAACGTACCACGCCAGCTATGCCCCGCCGAAAGTGGTTCTCGTCCAGCAGTTGCAGAAGCGTTACGAGATGGTGAGGTCGAAGGGACGTTGGTGTTTTGAGGGCGTCGAGCTCACGGTTAACACCCTGGAAGAGGCCAATCAATTGATCGAGGAAAACCGTAATAATCTGGAATTCAGACTGCCTAATTTCCGGCCGGAGTTCTCCGTCGAAGAAGAACGTCGACGTCAAGAACTTGGGGACCTCGAGAGGTTGATGCTGACGAGAGATATCAAGGAGATTGGGGATGACGAACAATAGAATGGGAGATCAATAATGAAACTTGATTTGTTTGATGCTTTGCAGCTGCTGCAGGATAACTTCGGTGACGACTGCAGAATGACCGTGGGTATCTTTCGTGGTGAGGTCCAGATCCAATTGCTCAAAGGGATCTACGGCTCTACGATTGTTTTTTCTACTGAGGAACTCGTTCATACTGACGAGATCTACGCAATGATGAGATTTCAGACTGCTATTGATAGACTGAACGAGGTTATGGAAGAGCGTGAAAAATAGTAATCTGTAGCTTAGGGGGATAATTATGTATTTACACACACCAGTTATTACAGGGGGCTTTATAACTTTAGCTTTTGATGTCGGCGGTTGCCCATTGTGTAATAAACCTATGATTGAAGTTCCAGAAGCATCATTAAAAAGATGTGAATCTATAGTTGGTTCTGGAGTTTTTAATAATTCTGGAGGAAACACAATAGCAGCCCAATGTGAGAGGGCTGGTGTAGTTATTGAATCAACATCGACTGACTCCAAAGGTCGGCGTATTTGTAATACATGTGCTAAGGCAGGAAGAAGCACATTCTTCTGTGTTGCGTGTAACCAAGAACGGCCTACATCAGAAATTGAGACAAGTTTTGGAGATCCTCCGGATCGTCTTTGTGAAAAATGTTATGAAACGTTACCAGCTAAGGAGTGGGATGCAATAGTGGATGAACTCAGTAAGAGTCATCGGTATGATTATATGTAAAATTTAAAAAGTGATAACCACATGGCAAACAATAACACAGACTTGATTCCGTTTGACAAGGACCTCCCGGCAGAGATAGAAACGTCTTCAGACAGGTTGGACGAGATCAACCGGCAATGTAAAGATGAGTTCATCTCCACCAAGGACCCCAAGACGAAGGAACGTGCAATCAGGATGTTCTTGACGACCCACATGGTGATGTCAGCCGACGAGGGGGCCTCTGAGGAGGCCTTGGTCCGGAACTTTCTCCTGTCAAAGCCCGGGTTGATGGCTGTCTTGCAGGATAAAGAGGTCATGCGCCGGGTCTATGATGCCTTTGAGCACCACATCGCCCTTCATAATGCGCACCACCTGCTGCTGTCTCCAGAGGGATTTGTCGCTCAGCTGCGCCGTATCGCCCAGAAAGCGAACAAAGCATTGGCTAAGTACTCGGGGAAACCCAGCTATTTAAAAAATCAGAAATAGCTGTTGACTTTATGGTATCAATTCCCCTAGAATAAATCATCTCGCTCCATAAATCTCTTCAAAAGGTGGCCACCCGTGAGACTTTCCGAGTATCTGCAATCGCAGGATATTTCTAAATCAGAGTTCGGACGGAAGCTCGGGAAATCCCGGGTGACTGTCTTTCGTTGGTGTAACCTAACCCGAGTTCCTGAAGTTCCTGTACTGATTGAGATCAAGAAGGCTACCGGCGGTGCCGTGGGCAATTTTGAAGACTGGGTTAAGGAGACCGGGGAATGTCAGGTGCAATAAGTTTTTCGCTTGTCACGAAAAACCAAGGCATCCTGACAAAAGAGTTCTCGCTGACAGCCGAAGGAGCACTGAAGAAAGACTCAAGCAAGTGCAAATTGACGGAGGGTTCCGTCAAGCGCGTTGACGTCGACTTCGAGGATGTTGCGGGGATCTTGGATGGCCTGGCGTTGAACCAGGCCATAACGTTGGGAGTGCCGTCGGTTTCGAGTGGAGAATTGGTGGCTGCCGGGATGCAGGATAAGCACCCCGGGGCCATTACTAGGACAAAAGGCGAGTTCAAGTTCGCCAGCGAGTTCATGATCTACTTCGATTATGACCCCCCGCCGGAGAAACAACCTTTGTCTAAAGAGGGTCTGATCGCCAAGCTCAGGGCGTTGCATCCGGCGCTGAGTGACGCGGCGATGCTGTGGCGCCCGTCGTCATCGTCGTTCATCTACGACAGGGAGAAGGAACTCACAGGTCTGACCGGGCAACACGTCTACGTTCCCTGCCAGCACCCTGACGGGCTCGAGGCTTTCATCACCACCTTGAAGTGCGAGTGCTGGTTCAAGGAGTTGGGCTGGATCATGATCTCGGCAGCCGGCACTGCCCTGGAGCGGGTGATATTCGATACCGCGGTATTCTCTCCCGAGCGGCTTGTCTTTGAGGCCGGCGCCCAATTGACGTCGGGCCTGACGCAGAGGTTGCCGAAGACAGAGTTCTACCCGGGGAAGACAATCGACTTGCGGAAGGTCGAGATCCTCAATCCGAGTTTCTTGGCGCCGGTCAAATCTCTGATTGCTAAGAAGAAGGCCGAACTCAGTAATGAGATTGCCAAAGTCAGGAGCATCTACATCCAGAAGCAGTCAGAGTCGTTGGCAAAAGCCGGAGGACTGGCGATGCCTGCGGCCAAGAAGATTATCAACGGTCGGTACGAAGGCCTTCTTCTGTCACAGGACTTGCTCCAGACCGACGAAGACGACTACGTCGCCGTCAAGGATATCCTCAACGACCCTCAGTCGTATGTCGGGATGTCATTCCGGGACCCGTTGGAACCGGAGTACGGTAAGTCAAAGGCCAAGATTTTCGTCAACGAAGACGGCAGCATCATTTGCAATTCGTTTGCTCATGGTGGCCGGACGTTCAGGCTCAAACACGATGATGAGACGTTTGACAACTGGCTGAAGAATGCCTCGGACGCCGAGATCGAGGAGAACTGGTTGCGGATGGTGACGTCCGCGGCAGACTCCGCGGTGGCCGAGGCGAAACTCTTGGACAAGCTGAAGGTCGCTCTGGGCGTCAGTGCGACGATCCTGCGCAAGGACCTGAGCAAGTTCAAGAAAGCGGAAAAGGAGGCTGCAGAGCAAAAGAACAAGGCTGGTGAGAACGGCTACCTTGCCGGTCTTGTTCCTCCTGACGACGACGAAGATCTCACTCACGACCAGATTGCTGAACTCTATATCAAGCAACTGCCCAAGAACGCCGTCGGCGCCGAAGGCGAGGTCTACCAGTATAACGGGAAATGCGTCTGGGAGGGGCTGGACCTCAACACCGTGCAGCAGTTGATGGTCGCCAAGTTTGACGGGGTCGCCAGGTGCTCTCGGAAGCAGGATTACAAGGCAATTGCTTCTCACATTTATGATAAACTCAGGGATGAATCGTTCTTTATCAATCATCAACCCTGTTTCGCCACCCCCTCTGCCTGTTATGTGATTGAGGGTAAGAACATCAACGAGGTCAAGCACGACTCCAAGTACAAGATCCGGCACATGTTCAAGTTCGACGCTGACCCCAAGTGCTCGATTCAGATGTTTGACGGGTTCCTGCAATGGGCGTTTCAAAATGACCCGACGCAGATCCCCTTGATGCAGGAGATCTTCGGTGCGATCTTATTTGGGATCCTGAACTACCAATTTCACAAGGCGGTTCTGTTCAAAGGGCCGGGCGCCAACGGCAAGGGCGTTATGTTCAATATTATCCGGCACATCGTCCCTGAGGATTATGTCTGCGTGATCTCTCCCTTTGATCTTAAAGAGGGGGCCTACCGGGCGACGTTGGCCGGGAAGTTGCTCAACCTCGTGCCGGAGCTGCCGGCAAACAGAAAGATTCCTGGGGATATTTTCAAACAGATCGTTGACAGCTCACTCGTTTCCGCCCGGCGCCTGTATGAGCCGCCGTTCTCGTTCATCCCGATCTGCTCCCAGATTTTCTCCTCCAACTACTTTATCGACTCCGACGACGCTTCCGAGGGCATGCTTCGCCGATGGCTATTTCTTGGGTTCGACTCCGTGATCAGCGAGAAGGACCGGGTCAGTGATTACGGCCGGGTCATCGCCGAGACCGAGGGCCCCGGGATATTAAACTGGGCGCTGGAGGGTGCTGCCCGGCTTCTGGAACAGAATCACTTCACTCATACCCAGACCCACAATCGGATAATGGATCAGTGGCAGATCCGGATCAACCCTGTTACAGGTTTTGTCTCTGACGAGGACTACGTCCTGCACATTCCTAATACTTTCGTCAGCCGCGACGTCGTGTTCCAGGCCTACAGCGAGTGGTGTACCCGGACCAACAACCGGCAAATCCAGAAGCAGTCGTTCACTGAAGCCATGTGCAAGCGGTACAGCATGGTCAAACATAAAGGGGATTGGTCCTTTGAAGGGATCAAACTGATTGGTCACAATTAATTGAGGAGGTGATTGAAAAACACTTGACTTAGACAGTAAAAGCTAATATAAAACTGATAATGATGATGCGTTTGATTCTGATTAACAAAATGAAAATGAGGTAAGAAAATGGCTTTGAAAAGAAACACCCCTGTCCCGCCCCCTGCTGATGACACCAACGCCGAGCCCGACGTCCCTCTGGCGACTGACACCCCCACCGGCAAGCCCAATACTCGGCTGCGGAAAGGTGCCTCGCCGTCGGCAGCAGTGCCAACGTCCGAGCCTGTAAAGGAAGTCACTCCCGAGGTCCTGCTTCCAGAGGATTCCAAGGTCGAGCCCGTCGTCGAGACTGCTGTTGCTGCTCGGCCGGCTGCGAAGCCGCCGGCAACGTCCGGTGGCTTGGGCCTGGTATCCCCGTTGGATTCCCTCGAAGGTAACATCCCTCCGGGCGAGTTGACCTTCGGCAGTATCCCGCGGTATACCGCCAGCAACGGCCAGGTTATGGACGGGGACAAGAAACCGGTCGGGTCTTGGATCCAGATCGAACCGGTGTCCTGGAACTACACCTACATGATGGCCCCGGGATCGAACGATGAGGAAGCCAAGGAGTATTTGAAATTCTCCTACGACGGCGAAATGTGTACCGACGGGTCGATGACTCTGCAGCAGGCGCTCAAGGAAGCTCAGGAAGCCGGCTACGACAAGGCCGCAATCAAGAAGTACATCGAGCTCTTTGGTATCGTCCTCAGCGCCGAGAAGCTCCAGGACGACAGCCCGGCGATGAACAAGCTGGCGATGTTGTCCTTGTCGCCGGAGTCGGTCAAGGCCTGGAACGGCTTCAAGGTCCAGGCCGCGGTCCAGATCAAGATGGGGCGGATGAACCCGGAAGATATGCGGGTCGTCACTGCCAACGTCGTCGTCAAGACCTACAGTGGCAACACGTTCTCCTGCTACAACTTTGAATAAACTTTAATCTTTAACCGTTGGGCGGTAGCTCAAGGAGAGCAGCTAGGCCTAGCAGGCGCAGGTTCGAATCCTGCCCGCCCAATTTTAGCTCATTCACCATGTGTGGAAGGAGTTACGGAGCCCTCTTGGGGGCTCCAGCTTTTACTTTTGAGAGGAGAAACAGATGAAAACACCGAAAGAAAAATACATGAATGACCCTGAGTATCATAACTTGGTCAATACTTTGGAACAACTTATTGAGAGAGCCCATTTTTCTCCCTCAGAATTGAGGGAAGCCTGCGTTCTTGCTAGTATAAACTACGAGATGAGACATATTCGGCAACAGAAAATTGACCCAAGACTCGACGAAGCATTCAGGATTTTGGACGATTTCGTGTGTAAGGATTCTCGGAGGAGCCGCTGATGAATAGATATCTGGTAACTTTTTCTGCCCTGTTGATGGGGCGAACTGGTAATAGCTACAGAACAATCGAAGCCACCGTACTGGAGATTGATGCTGAGGGCAGCCTGCTGTTTTATAAACGAAAAAATGATGCCTCACCCTTTGTAGTCTATGCCCAGGGGGCTTGGCTGTCTGTCGAAGCTGAGGAGGCTGAGTGATGAAAGTTGGTGAGGCTCGAAAAGCAGAGCTTGAGGCCAAAGTGAGGGAGATCCCCCTAACCGAGAGGCTCAAACAAGCTCAAGAAATGATCGGAAAAATGTGCAGTGAATTGCGCTGCCCTAAGATGAGCATCCCGGTGCGCTGGAATGATGAGGACTTTTTCATTTCGACAACGATTAAGGATGCCTTGGAGATCCTCGAAAATGCTTGACCTTCCCGGAGTGCACAAGGCCCGACTCGTGATCGACGCCTCGTCGATTATGACTGCCTGCGCATACGTTCGTCACGAAGAAGACGAGACTGAGATCGTCTTTGAGGGCCGCAAGTACTACGTCCAGACCGACGCCGACATCTACGACACGTTTAAAGGGACGCTGGTCAAGACGTTGACGGATCTGAAGTTCAGCCCGGCCGACGTGATCTTTGTCAAGGACCCGGTGAACTCCCGCGGCAACAGGATCAAGATCTATCCCGAATACAAAGCCAACCGTGAGCCCCGGCCGCCGGAGTGGTATGCGGCGTACTCCGCGGCGATGGCAAAGGCTGAAGCCCTGATCAAGGACTTCGGTGGAATCGTAGCCACGCCCAAGGAAGGCTACGAGGCTGACGACTTAGTCGCCGAGATTTCAAACAGGTTCCGGCACACGATTATCTGGACGCGGGACCGGGACCTCCAGTGCCTTGACGGCGACATCTTTCTTGAGGGCCAACTCAACCCTCCTCACCCCTCCGGATTGATCGAGCCCAACCACATCAAGGTCTGGAAGGTCCTGGTCAAGGGCGATCAATCTGACAACGTCCCCTCGGTGAAGGGGTTTGGCCCGCAGAAGTTTATGAAGCTGATCGAGGCCTTTGGCGCCGAGGGCTTGGACATGATGGCTGAGTTGCTCGAGAATGACGAACTGCACCGGCTGGAGGAAGACGTTGCTGACCTGCCATGCCTGCAGTTGATCCTTGACGACATGCAGACGGCGTACACGGCCTGGGCGTTGTTCTCTTTTCAGCACGTGCCGGCACACAGAATCAAGTGGGAAGGTGGTGTGCAGAAGCTTCGGTTTGAGGAGGGCATGGAGAAGTGGTGGCCGTCTCGTCGACTGATTACCGACAGCAACATCGAGACCAGGGCCGCGACGATTCGCCAGGCCCTGGAGTCTGCACAGCACGTCGCGCTCGACATCGAGACCGACACCCCGCCGGAGTCGAAAGAGTGGTTGGCAAAGAACGGTGAGAAGATCGACGTCTTCGGCTCTGAACTCGCCGGCTGCGGTTTGACGGCCGGGCCCCACAGTTTTTATTTCCCGATCCGGCACAAGGACACGGACAACGTCCTGCTTGACGACCTGAAGGAGGTCCTCAGATGGATCCCGAAGACGACCCCAATACTTTGCCATCGGGCTGGGGGATTCGAGTTGCCTGTGCTGTTCCGGGAGTTCGGCGAAGATCAGACCTTTGGCGATCACGGATTTCTCCCGAATGTTCATGACACCAAGATTGCTGCCAACTACGTAGATGAGAACACGCCGATCACCGGCCTGAAGTCACTGTCGAAAAAGTGGTTACATTACACCCAGTTGACTTACGAAGAGACCCTGGCCGGCAAGTCCGGCATGTTTGAAGTAACCGGGCAGGAGGTCCTCAATTACGGCCTTGACGACACCCTCTGTACGGACGCATTGTGGAACTTGTTCACGGCCATAATGGAGTATGAACGTACTTTGGACGTCTTCGTCGAAGTCGAGCAGGACTGCCAATACACTGCTGCCCTGGCTATGCACCGCGGCGTCGACTGCGACCTTGACAAAGTTGAAGAACTTTCCGCCCGGGACCAGGAAGCCTACAATCAACACTGGTGGAAGTTCCGGCAGTTCCTGATGGATCTGGAGTGGAAGACCAACATCAGAACTCCTGACGGCAAGGTCAACGTCGAGGTCCACAGGTGGCCGGGAACCTACTTCGACGCCTTGACCGAACTCAACGGCGTCCAGATCAAGAGGATGTACGGTGTTCTCTACGGCGAGCCATTCAAGTGCCAAGCTCGGAAGCTGGAAGAGTTGGCGAAGTTCTTCACTGAAGAGCCTTTGGCCGAGGCTATTGCCTCCGGCGACCTGGACAAGGTCAACGCTGAGTACGAGGCCCGGTGGGTGCCCGACCCTGTCTTCAACCCCGGCAGCCCGATGGACGCCACTCGGCTGATGTACGACGCCCTGAATATGCCTATCCGGATCAGGAACAAACCCACGGACAAGATGCGCAAAGAAGGTAAAGGCGGCACACCTTCGACCGACGAAGAGGCCATCAAGAACGCCATTGCCTTTGGTGACGTCGGGCAGTACGAAGACGCCTTTAAGACGCTCTTGGAGTTGAAGAAGATCATCACCCGCTTTAGCTTATTTTATGAACGGTATCCAGTACTTGTACACTGGAAAGACGGCAAGCTTCACCACCACCTCAATCAGTCGTCGACGTCAACAAGACGTTTCTCCCATGGGGCGCCCAACCTGGCTCAAATGCCCAAGAAGAAAGGTCGCGAGCTTAGAGAAATGGTTACCGCGGGCGACGAGAATCATGTTCTGTGTACTCAGGATATCTCTGGGCAGGAGCTTCGTTTACAAGCTTGGGCGAGCCAGGACCCAAACTTTCTCTCTTGCTATCTCGGGGATGTTAAGAAAGACCTGCATTCTCTGACTGGGTTTGGGATAGACCAGAAGAAAGGTCAGAACTGGGAAACTTATGAAGCTTTTGAGGCAGCTGTCGAAGCTAAGGATCCGCTTGCGAGTCGAATCCGACACCAAGGCAAAGAGACCAACTTCTCCACGTCATATCTCTGCATGGCGAAGAAGTTGGGCAACATGCTCTGTGTTCCGGAAGAAGAGGCTCAGGCATTCATGGACGCCAAAGCTGCGGCGTTCCCAGGACTGATGCCAGCGGTCGAAAAATACATCGCTGAATGCGAGAAGCAGAAGTACTCGTTGACGTTTCTCGGAGGGCGCCGACACCTTCATGTCCCGTTCTCAACGAATGACAAATTCTACAGAGCCAAGGCCGGCCGGTGGGCGTGGAGTTTCAAAATTCAAGGTAGTGCCGCTGAACAAACAAAGTTAATCATGGCAGCTATGTGGCGTTCAGAGGTGTTTTTCAAGTATCGATGTTCGTCGGTGACCTCAGTACATGATGAGATTGTCACAAGGATCCATAAGGAAGACGTCGGCGTTGTCGTTCCGATTCTCCATGAGTGTGTGTGCCAGCCTTATGACGGGATGGAGATTCCTACAGAGAGTACCCCGGAAGTCGGGCCGAACTTTGGGTCCTGTAAGAAATATGAGTGGCCAGAGCGGGAGGTTGTCAATGGTTGAAGAGTGGAAAGACATTCCTGGATACGAGGGTTGGTATCAAGTAAGCAATTATGGCACAGTCCAGTCTTTGCTTCGATCTGTTGAGTTTACAAGCTGCAAAGGGACCAAGTATGAGAGAGTTCAAAAAGGCCAAATACTTGCACCAGGAGTAAATGGCTCAGGATATGCATTTGTTAACCTTAGCAAAAACAACATCACTCAGATGTTCAGGATTCATAGACTTGTTGCCCAGTTATTTTTATTAAATCAAAATTGTTGTAGAGAAGTTAATCATATCGACGGAGATAAGCTAAATAATCATGTAACTAATTTAGAGTGGGTAACTTCAGAAGAGAACAGAATTCATTCTGTTAGAGTATTAAAAAAAGGAAATATTAAATTAACACATAAACAAGTTGTTGAAATAAAAAAACAGTTAATCACCGGCGAATTTTCTCATAAACAATTGTCAGAAAAGTATAGAGTTAAGAAAACAACTATAACCCAAATCAGTACAGGCAGAAACTGGAAACATGTAACCCTTGAGGAGACCCCATGACAACAACGCCAACGTCGGTAGAAGCAGTTATCAACAAGAAACTGCACGAACTCGCCAAGGAGATCTTCAACGAGTACAGCGTCAGGATCGACAACGTCCAGTTTGAGTATACAATTGTCGAGACGATCGGACAGAAACCTCACGCCATTAGGGCCTCGGTCAAGATGCTGACGACCTACATGCCGGAGGGCGAGCTATGATTATTCTCGCGATTGACCCGGGCATCAGCGGCTGCCTTGCTAGGCTTCTCACCCAGTGGGGTAAATAGCATGCCTCCAGGAAAGCCATCTATAGTCCCTTTGGGTGTGTTAACCCATGTACGAGATAACATTTATAAAATAAGAATGCCTTACCGGGGCAAATCGCGTAATCAATACTTCATAAAAACAAACTGTGCAACCTGTGGGAAAGAGATACTCAAATATCGGCAGGGGCCGGGTAAGAAGTATAAAAAAAGATACTGCAGTTCCGAATGCAGGAAAATTGGTAGAACTGGAGAATTGAACTATAAATGGGCTGGGGGCGTGAAACCAAAGAGAGGTAAAAACGGAGGGCATCTCTTGGAGTATGCTCCGGATCACCCACACGCAAGAAAGGGTTTTGTAGCACAACACAGGTTGGTGATGGAGAAAGTTATAGGTAGATATCTTTTGCCAACGGAACTTATTCATCACATTGATTGTGATATGCAGAGTAATGATCCAGATAATCTAGTAATTACTAGTGTAAGAGAACATAATATATCTCATGGGTCATTGGAAAAGTGTGTGAAACGTTTATTGCAGATGGGTGTGTTAAAATTTAATAAAACCACTATGGAGTATGAGGTGATAGATGAAACTTATACTGCCCCTTGAAGTAATGATCCCCAGGAAAACGAGGGAGGACAAGAAGATTATCCTCAATCTTAATATCTACAGAAATTCTTATCATTTTACACTCAATGCTGCGAAGAAAGAGATGTTAGAACATGTCCGGCGGGCGCTACCTGGGGGCGATCCTCCTGTCCCACCATTTCGGTTTATTTACACAATATTTCCTCCCACTGGTAGAGCGTTTGATCTTGGCAATGTGGGCTCTATTATCCAAAAATTTACAGATGATGCTCTTGTTGAACTTGGTCTCATTAAGGATGATAATATGAAAATTATTAGCGAAGTTGTTTATCGGTTTGGTGGCGTGGATAAAGAAGCCCCTAGAGCTGAACTGTACATAGAAAGTATTAAATGAGGCCTCCAAATGAAACTCACCAAGATCCTGCTTGAGAACTTTCAAGCGCACCGGCACACTGAGATTGAACTTGACGCGATCACCCTGATCACCGGGTCGAGCGACTCCGGGAAGTCGTCGTTGGTCCGGGCGTTGCGGTGGGTGTTCTTCAACCGGGCGCCCAAAGGGAACTTTATGCTGGACCGCAAGGGCACGACGCGGGTGACTCTGACCTACGACACCGGCGACGTCTTGATTCGGGAGCGAGGTCCAAAGGTGAACCAGTACCAGCTCAACGGTGACGTCTTCAAGGCGCTGAAGACCGACGTCCCGGCCGAGGTCAGTAAGTTTCACGGGGTCACTCTGGACAACTGCCAGTGGCAGCTGCATCACTATTTTCTTCTGGATGAAACTGGGGGAAACGTGGCCAAGCGGCTGAACGAGGTCGCTGACCTGAGTATCATGGATGAGTCGTTAAAGACCGTAAACGCTCTTGTGCGAGACGCCGACGGCGACGTCAACGTCATCAAGACGTCGGTCGTTGGGATCAAGGACCAACTGGAGGGCCTGACCTGGGTCCCTGAAGCGAAAGAACTGGTTGACCAGGGGGTTGGCCTGCAGGAGGCATATAGCAAGGTTTTTTCAGCTAAAGGGCAGCTTCTCAGCGTTATGGACGACATCACTGATATCAGCACCAAGCTTAACCAGTTTCCGGATATGTCAGGATTGACACAGATCGAGGAAGTCATCACCCGGCAGCAACGTCGTGACGATTTCTTCACCCGGGGAAACGCTTTAGTTGCCGCGGCAGAGAAGGTCACGACTCTGCAGGACACCTTGAGGCTCTTTCCGGAGATCAGCATCTCCGACGTCGAGGTCGGGATTGACCTGTGCGACACTCGTGTCGCAACGGGGCTGACTCGAAAGAACCTTGTTGAGATACGTCAACGCATAGTTCAACTTCAGGAGAAACTCGACGTCCTGCCCGACGTCGACGCTATGCCAGACGTTGAGGGCTTTGAGATTAAGAGGCGTGACCTGATCGCCGGTAGGTCTACCCTGCGTGGCGCCTTGGTCGCGGTTGATAAATGGCAGGGCAAACTGAAGGCGGCCGAGCTTGCCCTGGTCGATGCTGAAGAGGCCTATGAGGACCTTAAAGTCAACCTCGGCGTCTGCCCGGTGTGTGGAAACAAATTTACTGAGGAGTGCTGTTGATGAACATGCAAGAACTGATCGAGCAGGAGTGTGAGGCCCTGAAGGATTTCCTTCTGGCGAAGAATCAGGCATACGGAAATTCCGCGGCCGAGCCGGTCAGGATATTCTCCAAGGCCGACCCTTTGGAACAGATCAATATTCGGATCGACGACAAGCTCAGTCGCATTGCCAAAGGCAACGAGTACCAAGGCGATGATACCGAACTTGACCTTATCGGTTACCTTGTCCTGAAGCGGGTGATCAAGAAAGCGCGGCTGGCACCCTCAATGAAAAATCGGGGGGTGATATGACCGACGTTAAGATGGTTGATATTTATTGCCGGCAGGTGGCCGAGACGGATTTGGCGATCTGCATCACCGACGATGACGAGACTGATTACTGGATCCCCAAGTCACAGATCGACGACGAGACCGAGTATACTCCTGAGGGAACTCTGATACTGGTGATTCCGGAATGGCTGGCGGAGAAAAAGGGGCTGATATGAAAATCATAGCTGGCGCCGACTTCCACATGACGACTGCTCGGCCGGTTAATCGGATCGACGACTACGAGGCTACCGTGCTCGACAAGTTCAGCCAGATCCTCGCTCTGGTCAAGGAACACGACGCGGTCCTCACCGTCTCTGGGGACCTCTGGGATACGTCGAAATTGTCGAAGATCCCGTACCAATTGACAAACAAGGTCCTGCAGATGATCAGGTTGTTGAAGGTCCGGGTCCTGGCCTGTCACGGGCAGCACGATATGACCTACCACAACTTGAATCTGCAGACCTCGCCGTATTACACGCTGCTCGTCGGTGGAGGCATTGAAGTGCCCGGCGCCCTGGGCATCAGTATCGGCAACGTCCGATTCTACGGCGCCGGCTGGGGTCAGGACATCCCCATGCCCATGGAGAAGACTGACAACATCGTCGACGTCCTCCTCTTGCACAGGACAATCACCCCTGGGGAGCCGCCGTTTTTCCTGAAGGACGCCACGCCGGCACAGAAGACGTTGGAGACTTTGTATAACTTTGACCTTGTGCTTTCCGGTGACTATCACGAACCGTTCATCGCCGAGCGTGACGGTGCCTTTCTGGTTAACCCCGGGCCCATGCTTCGGGCCAGCATTGACAAAAGGGATTATCAGCCTCGGGTATATTTGATCGACACCGACACCGCGGAGATCTCACCCCTTTATCTTGACGTCAAGAGCGACGTCTGGAACGACGAGAGGCTGGAGAAACAGGCCCAGCACGAGATCTCCGTCAGCACCAACGGCTTGCGAGACGCCATGGCCAGGAAAGAAGACCGGCCTGACTTCTTCAAGATCCTTGACGGTGTCGTTGAAGAAGTTGCCGACGTCAAGCTGGCGGCGATGACAAGAGAAGTATTAACCACGGCACGAAAAAATCTGGAGGGTTTGAGATAGTAATGAAAACCGGGGCTACTAGGATTGTTTTTCTTGTCGGCAGTTATGCTCTCAAGATCCCAAGTATGCACTCGTGGCAGACATTCTTGTGGGGGCTGCTTGGGAACATGCAGGAGCGACTATTCTGGACAACCCGATGGCCTGAGCTTTGCCCGGTGTTGTTCTCGCTCCCTGGTGGCTGGCTTGTTGTGATGAGCACGGCACAGCCACTGACGGACGAGGAGTGGGGTGAGGTGCCAGAAGACTGGTGCGAACGTGGTGAGTATGTGGTACCGGCCGAGATGAAGCGAGACAGTTTTGGAGTGTTAAATGGCAAGATCGTCGCCATTGATTATGGATCATAGGAGAGTTGAAATGAACACTGAAGAACTTTATGCGCTGCTTGATAGGGTGGCCCTCCTGCTGCGAAGGATGGTGATTGACCCGACTATCGAGATGGGACATACACATTGTAATGACTGCGGGATGGTCTATGGTAGCGATTCATGGATAGAAGCTGTTGTTGCCGATGATATCTGGAATAAAATTAAGCCAACAGAAAGTGACGACGAGTGTGGTATTCTTTGTATTTCTTGCATCAATAGAAGGTTGAAAATATTAGGTTATGATAACGTTCCAGTGTGGTTTCATGGGACAGAAGCATTAACAGCTAGGGAGGGGGATAGGATGGTAATGAATCCAGACGCAGGAACCATTGACAACACTGATGCATTTTCCGAAGGAGGGGTGGAGGTGAAGTGTCCGAAATGCGGCAGTGATAATGTACGCAATGTCGGTATAAAAATTTGCAACAAATGTGGAATTTGGTGGGGCCATCGTAAAATTGAAAAACTCAAAAAAAGATATCTATGCGGTGGGGTCGGAGATTGTCCCGACGAACTAGCTGCACAATGCGTTGATGCAGACTGGTGCAATACGACTGATAATGGGCAGTGTGGCGAGCCGCCACACTCTTCCGGGCTGAGACCAATTGAATGCACCCCGGTTGGTGAATACAGGTGCCAAGTGCCGATGCCACTAAACGGGAGGGTCCAGGGAATTGATATCTGCATTTCCGATATCGTCGCCGCGCTCAATGCTGCGAATATTCCAACAGATGCCTCCTGCTGTGGGCATGGGGAAATGATGGGGAGTATTCTCCTGACGGATGGGAGGGTATTGCGAGTGCGCTTTAACAGACCATTATCAAGGGAAACAAAATGAATAAATTCGATTGTCATTTTTATGAAAGAGAGCCACTACTTTTTGCGGGGTGCCCGGTAACGGAGAAAGGCTCAGGTCAACTCTCCAAGCATTGTGTATACTGTGAGTATAATCCCCAAAATGTTGGCGGGATTGAGGGGTGCTGTTGTGCAGATTGTCTTGAATTAACTGAATCGGGCGAAGGACCCGATTGTGCCTGCGATAATGTGCCAGTGTATATTCCTGAGCAATGTGCTGCCTGCTCCAAAAAAGATTATTGCCATGTCCCTAAAAACCCGGAATTGTATCCGGCCTAGCCTGTGGTCAGGGAGCCAACTATGAGTATAGTGTGTCAAAGGTGTCATGCGGTGAGGAGCGGAACTGGAGCAGTCATACTCTGTGAGAGATGTGGGGAAGAAACTCTTCTGTTGATCCAGGGTACCGCTAATATGCTACGCGGTATGACTCTTGATCCTGCTATTTCTGCACATTCAAAAGAAGCCATGCAAGATACGATCAGAGTGTTGGAAGATCTACTTGAAAATCTGGAGGGTTTGAGATGAAAAAATATAAAGCCTATGGGTGCGTAACTGAGTTTGAGCCTTATAAGGTTTTTATAAAGGGATCTTTTGAGTCTACACAAGAGATCGTTACTCTCGTCAAGATTGAAGTATTGCTTATTATTCCTCCCCCCTCTGATAAAGTAACAAAGAAGATCAAGAAAGCTTTAAAGGTCGGAATTTGGATTGATGATGCTATCTGGAATAGATCAATAGACTAAGTTTGAGTACTAAAAGGAGCGGTTAAATGAGTCTTGAGAAACTGAAGAAGTTGAAGTCGGTATTGGAAGAGAAGCAGAAGGAGAAGGCCAAGGTCGAGGGCCAGTTGGAGTCAGCGTTTGATCAGTTGAAGACGTTGGGCTATGACACTGTGCCTGAGGCCGACAAGGCTATTGAGAAAATGGACAAGGAACTGGACAAGCTCGACGTCGAGATCGACTCCGCCGTTAAGGACTTGGAGACCCGCTATGCCGCACTCCTCTAAGCTCGCCGAGTTCAAGGAGAAGATCGACAAGAAGCTCTGGAAGATTGAGGATCTCAATCAGCAGTTGAAAAGCTGTGATGAGAGGCTCGCGGACGCTCAGGGACACCTGATGCTCACGATTGATTGCCGAGCCCTGATCCAGCGGGCGGTGGCAATGACTCAGGAGCAGCTCAAGTACAAGATCTCAAACATCGTCACCCAAGCGATGTCGCTGATCTTCCCGGACCCTTACGAGTTCAAGGTTGAGTTCGTCGAGCGCAGGAACTCGACGGAGTGCGACCTGCTATTCTCCCGCGGCGGCGAGGACTACGACCCTTTGGAGAGTGCCGGCCACGGGGCTGCCGACGTCGCCTCCTTCACCCTGCGGATCAGCTACTGGCTGTTGTCAGCAACGGCACCGTTCATCCTGCTGGATGAGCCTTTCCGACACCTGTCTGAAGACCTCCAGCCGGCAGCGGCAGAGATGCTGCGCATGCTGTCGAAAGAGTTCGACTTGCAGTTCCTGATCGTGAGCCACGAAGAAGAGATTACCAACTGTGCTGACCGGCGGTACGATTTCCAATTGGTGGATCGGATCGCGAACGCAACCTTGATGATGTGAGGAGGGGTGATGAGAAAAGAGAAACCTGAGTTTTCAGTGGAGAAAAATTGGCCAAAGGACGTTCTGGCTGTAGTGAGGGAAAATCTTGTTGCCCTGAATCGTATTTGTATCGGTGACCAAATTGCTGTCTCTGGGAATTTGAGTTTTGCGATGAACTCAAAAGATGGTGGACTCTGGCGATTCGATTTGAGCATAGCTGACACCGCTCGTGTGGCTCTTGGCGGAGAAATTCTTCTGGGGACAATCGAAATAACTGGTGAAATTGCCAGGTATTCAACAGGGGTCCGTTTGTCTAGAGAAAAACGGTGGGGGTTTATTGCTGTTTGTGATGCTGCTACAGGAGAGTTTGGCAAAATTATTTTGACAAGCTGTATAGTTGAGGAAGCAACCCCGGTGGAGAACATATGAGATTGAATAGAAGACTGACAAAAGAACTCCTTGACGACCTCGAGGACCAAATAAGGTCGGGCGAGACGACAAGGCAAGCAGCCGCGGATATCGTCGGCGTCACCGGCCCGGTAATGTGTCGCTGGGTATCCGACGGCCGGCCACTCTGGGACCGGTACGTCAAGCTCAGGAAGCACAGCGCCAAGGATCCGGTTATTTCTCGGAAGATCCAGACCCCTGAGTGGGGCACCCAGACCTATGCCTTCTGCGCTGAGAAGCTGAAGATCACTGTTCAGGCATTCTCCAAGAGGGTCAACAAGCACGGCGCTGGCAGCCCGCGGACGTGGGTCGTCGGCAAACTGGTCGAGAACAGTATGAAGGTCCAGGCCGGGGGGCTGGAAGCCCGGTCAGACTGGGGAAGTCTTGGCGGTAAACCTCGGGATCACGTCCTGAAGCGGATCCCTGAACCAACAAAATATGAGAGGCAGATGTATGGCATGGTTTGATTTTGTCGGGGTCGTTCTCGGGCTGTTTTTCCTGGTTCCGGCTTGGCTCTATATCTGCACCTTTATGATAACGTCGGCGTTCAATCAGGCCCGGTTGAAGAAGGCTGGGGAGATGGCTAAAATTCTGAAAGCGATGCAGGAGGCCAAAAAGTGAGCGGAAAATCGAGCAAGAAACTGCGTAAGGCTCTCAGAGACGTCAACGTCAACGTCGACGACCCCAAGAGGTTCAGGCATCCTCGGACGTTGCAGATTGTCGCCAGCGAGGGCCGCAGGATCTACAAGCGGGCCAAGAAGAAAGCCAACGAGATCCGGCAGTCGGGCAAGCTGCCTCAAATATAATTCAACAGCCGGCCAGCCCGGCGGTTCCACCCTTTGATAAACCGCACTTGCTCAGGATACCGGTCAAGAAGATCCGCATAGTGACTCACTCGATAACCGATCAGCCCCCCGGCCACTCTGTACGGCGGGGGGCCGGTCGATGCCAGGATCGTCTTGGGGCCGATGACCCCGTCGACGGTGAGGAAGTTGTTCCCTTGGTTGATTGACTTCTGCAGCCACTTCGCCGCGGTCCCCGGGCCACAGTTCACTGAGGAATCAAACAGCGCTACAGCGATCGGTGACAAGAACATGTGGCACTTCTGGCTGATCCAGTAGTCGAGGTAGTAGATCTCGAGGGCCTGTTCCCGGGTGATATTCTTCAGGTCAAGGTTCGGATACTGTTTCTGTGAAAGACCGAAGTTTGTGAAGCCCCCGCGGTCCAGAGGGTCGGCGTTAGTCCCGCCTTCCTCCTTGAAAAGAAACACCATCGCGAATAAAAATGTTTCCGGAAAATTCATTTCTTCTCCTGAAGTCCTTGATGTACTCGAGGTCGGAGCAATATTGTTCCCAGGTGGAACAGGAATAGAGCAGCAGTCTCGTCAGAGTCAAGATGGGGGTATTTTCTTTCGTCATCGTCCACCTACCTCCAGCCATTCCCGGATCCTTGTGGAGCCCGCTTCCGATGATCAAAGCTCGAAAAATCGATAAAGGTCAGCTGTCCCTGGGCCTGCCCCACCCGCAGGACAGCAAAACAATAAGGGCAGTTCCGCCCGACAGATGTCCCGTGAGGACAGACCAGTGGCCTAGACGGCGAGTTGGAAGTCTTCACGTGACACCACGACGCCTTCCGACATCAGCCGGCAGATCTCGACAATATTCTTATTATAAGACATCCAACGTCTCCAGGATTATTGAATCAGTGGGGCAGTTACGGGCTGCCCTGTCAATTGCCAGGGCTACGCTGGCCTTGTTCATCCAGTGCTCTGTTATCCGCTGCCTACCATTGTGCAATCCGATGAATCCAGGCAGCCATTTTTCGCATGTGCGACATCCGGTGCAGGATGGACCGGCAGAGAGAATGAACTTCACTCTACACCCCAACCACCCGAAACACCCATTCCGGCACCCATTCCTCCATGTTCCAGGCCACCACAAAAGCGGCTAGAAAACCAAGGACAGCAGCGGACAGAGCAAGGTATTGTTTTGTCAGGGTGGTCATCGCCTTCCCTTTATTTCAAAGAACCATGCCTTAGCATCGCCGGTCTTTTTAAAGTTCCGCGCCATGTCAGCTTCATGCGCAACCGCTGACAAGACCCACACGGCCACAAAGGCAAGTATCGACATCAGGATGCTCATTCCTTATTATCCCCCTGCCGGCTTTGTTCGTTCCGGTCAATAGCCCGCTCGATTCTGGACAGTGACCCTTTGATATATCCAAGTTCTGAGGCTATTACCGCCACTCCGGTTTTCATCGCGTCTATCTCAGCTGCCTTTGTTTCGAGCCTTGAAATATCGTGGCAGTTCTGGTCAACGGTTGATCTGATACTGATTGCCCATGTCATCACCGCTCCAGAAATCCCCAGGAGAAACAAAATAACCACCGCCGCAACCCGGAGAGATATAGGGACCACTCTTTCTTCAATCGAATCTGCCATCCACCAGCTCCTTACCGCCCGGCCTGCTGAGGCTCGCGGGCTTCCTGTTTGTATTATGGTGCAACCTTTATCGTGTCGATCGGGTTCCGGTCCCAGGAATGGAACTGGACACCGAAAAACTCCGTTATAGCCGGGACCAGCCACATGCCATCTTCGCGGCAGGTATCATAGAACTCTTCGTCCACTTCGGTCTTGAATTTCGGGTCGAGAATCCCGGCCTGAATCATGCCTACGAGCACGTCATGGATAAGGGACGCCCGCATGTTTGATTTGCGGTCAGGAACCACGTTTGCCCCATTCCAAGGACAACCCTCCTCAATGAGCAGAACCCCGCAGGTCAGGAGCGATACGAACTTGCCGTAGATGTCATGGTCTGGGCGCACCTTGGTTTGATAGGCATGTCGCCGCGCCGTGACGTATTTCATTCGGTCCCGGTAATAGACCTCGGTATCTATCTGGCCGTCATACTCACTCACCGCGGTACTCCTTCACGGCCTTGTGAGCCAGCCCTCCGCCAACCAGGACCAAGCCGATTTGCTCAAATACACCGGCCCAGACGATGAGGTCAGGGAAATTGTCGCGCAGAATTACCGCTGCAGTCAGGAGAATTGAGCCGATAGCAACCTTTTTCCCGCTGAAGAACTCCCATGCCTGCTCGAATATGTTCATGGCGCACCTCACGGGACCAGCGGAATGGTCGGTGAGACATCGGTTGCGTTCGAAGCCCGCTCATCGGTGTTGCTCTTCATGACCTCGGGGCTGATGGTGCTCCCGCAAATCATTAGCGTTGCGCTGTCGTGCAGGTGGACGGTCAGGTTCCGGCTACTGTTTGCACAGCCGGCCAGCATCAAAGCAAATACCAAAGCGATAAATAGTCTCATCACCAGCAATCCCCCTTTTGCATTTCGTTTCCGCCTTTGACCTCAAATCTGGTCCCGTCACAGATGATTGTGCCGCCCTTGCCCTTGTTCTTCGAGTACTGCGCCCAGACCCAGCGGCCCTTATCCTTACCGTGCAGGGTCATAGCCTCGCCGTTGAATGTGCAGCCAGAGTATTTCGGGGAGTCTGGGCACATGACCAACCCAACCCCATTCCACACCGCCGCAGGGTTCCAATGGTGGAAGTGCTGGCTGAGTCCAGGTTGCGGCTCAGGCGTTGGCGTGGCTTCCGGCTTGGTCAGTGCGTCTTTCGAGGGGTAGGCCACGCTCGCCCCCTTGGTTGCGTAGGCAGGGCCAGCGATAACAACGAGCTTTTTGGTAGTGGCTGAGTCGCGGACCTCTACATTGCTGTCCTTGTAATTTCCCTCTATTACATATTTTTTCCCGGCAGTGTTCAAATTGAACCGGCCATACTCCGCGATTGGCTTTGAGAAGTGGAAATTGACCTCATTACTGAAAACGTTTCTGACGCCGTACTCAATCACGATTTCCTGCACCGGGGCCGGGAGCGGCGTTGGGATTGGGGTCGGCTCCGGTGGCGGCGGCTTCCTCCCAAGTGCATAGGCATCACAATTCCACGCCAGCAACAGCGCAATAATCAACGGTAGGATTTTCATCGTCGTCTCCCTCTTTTCTCAACTTTTAGCCCATAAAATAGCCCAACGGCCAGGGCGACTATGACCACTATGATTGAGTAGATAGCGATATAAGTCATCTTTCCCTCATCAGCCAAGGAACAATAATAGTTGTCATCACAATCTGCGTTTCATTCACCTGCTCAGGCTCCCGCTTCTTGTGATACCTCAAACAGGGCAGGCAGGAAGGCACTGCGTTCATCGCTGCGCTATAAGCCGCCCCTGCCCCAAGGCTGTCCACATTGCGGTAAAACGTATCCTGCCAAGATACTGTTGCCATCCAGCACCCATCACAGGACGACTCGGACATATTGCAGTAGCCGACCGATTCAGGTACCGACTCAGCAAAAGTATGGTCCGCGTTAGAACACATTGCATCACACCCGGCGAAAAACCCCAGGCTGTAGCCGCTGATCTGGTCAGGGGTGATATCCGGTCTTCCGCAGTTCGGGCGGAACAGTTGCGGCGCGCCGTGGGCGATGATGTAGTATCGTTCCGGACGGTTGTAATATCCGGCATTGATTGCCCACACGTCCCATGCATTATCACAGATATATTCAGAGTATGACCCCTGCACGACTTCTGCCCGTGCCAGCCCGATAAGCCCGCCAGCCCATACAGTCAGGCATGTTACGGCTATCAGGAGGCAGTTAAAGCGGAAACGCATCTTTCCAGCTCCCCTAGCCAGTGCGGATCGGTACCCATGAGGGATCAGGGGTCAGGTCGATAAGCTGCCCTTCTTCGATCACGGTTCGTTTCGGGAGGTAGTTGTACACCTCCATCTGTACCGGGAGGTATACGGTGTTACCGTCCCACTCCTGACATGCCAGTACTTCCCAGTCTAATCCGTAGATCAAGAACAATCCCTGAAGCAGCGTAACCGGGGCAGAACTTGGCAACTCAATGGTCGCTTGAATCATCTTCCGGCCCTGGTAAACTATTGTGCCGATGCTGATTCCGTCCTCTGAGTGCCATTCCGCGCCAATGCTTCCCAGCTCGTACAGCACGCCCTCGTGCTCCTGGGACCACAATGGGTCTTCTACAATCGTGTCTTCCGGGACGGTTATTAGAATACTAAGCACGCAGTACCTCCTTCAACTCTTGGGCAAGCTCTATGTCGGTGGTGGCTTTCAGGGTCTTCACATCCTTGCCCTTAATCTCCAGCAGCTTCTTGAGGGCGGTCATATTCTTCTGTGATACCGACTTGCCCTTGGGCTTGGTTCTTGGTTCTATCTTTGGCATTACATTCCTCCCGGATCAGCGGTGCCTAATACCCGCAGGTTTTTGAGGCTGGCGGGGTATGAAGTCGAATAAAAGAATCTGTATGTCGCACCTAGGGTAAACGCCCCGTCGTAAGTGCCTGCTGTCAACCAACCATCAACGCTATTATAGTTGTTCATTTTGGCCTTCGTGGTTGACCATGTTGATGCAATATCTACAGATGTTCCACTTGTTAATGGTGTAATTGCTTGTGTTAATGTATTCGTTCCATCAGTGATCCTTGCAGATGTTGGCCCGTACAGGTAAAAGAACGAGTTGCCTGCTGTCAAACTCACCGGCCGAACAGCGGCAGTTGCAGCAGGAATACTAGATTGATTAAATCCAGGGGTAAGTGTGTAGCTGATCTTTCCTTCTCTTGCTCTGTAGCTTGTGCCATCTGCAATAGTTATTAGTAAATCATCGGCACTCCGACTCGCAGCGGCACCCTCTACGATTATGCGAGAGTCGGCCACGATGCCAGTCTGAGCTTGCATCAGGCACCAAGTTATCGTGTCGCCATCCGCTACGGTCAGCCGCATGGTATCGCTGGCGTTCGCGGTCAAGGTCTGCGAGTACAGCACGGGCGCAGTGGTGACGGTCTGCGGTGTACCTGCTACCGTGTTTGTACCAAGGGTCAGCACATCGCTTGCCGTGGCCCCGTAGGCAACAAGGGAAAGGGTATGCGTTGCGGCTGAGAGTGCCCCGGTAAAGTCCACGGTGGCATCTCCGCCCGAAGCCGTGGTGACGTACCACTTGGTAGCCGGGGTTAATCTTTTGTATTTGTTGGTTGCGGTGATTACCGCTGAGACATTGGTGATGGTGGTTGAGCCGGTCCCGCCGTGAGTTTGGCCGGGGATAGCTGCGGTAGCTGCTGCGGTATTCTGTGCGCCTGTGCCGAGGCCGGAGACGAATGTTCCTGCGAGGTTGGCTGCGCCGATCTCCTTGACCTTGTCGCCAGCGTCAAGGGTGACTGTGGTATCTGTGGCTGTAAACTGCGTGCCAACTACGTTATCAGCAGCACCATCAGCCGTGAAATCTGCGTCCGTCCTTGCCGTGATCTGGTATCGCTTGCCAATGGTCAACGTACCAGAAGCAAGCTCACTCCCCAGCATATCCGGCCCAACGGTATTGAAAGCACCGGCAAGCTTGTTCGTCGTAGCTCCGTTATACTGGTATCCGGTAAGCTGGGCATCGGGTATCGCTGCGCCCTGGGCCTCGGTTACAACTCCGTTGGCGTCTACCGTGTTGCCGTTCTCGTAGGCGAGGTACTGGACACCCTTGACGGTCTGGCCACCGTAGTATTGATGGGTGCTGGTGTACTCAGAAGGATTTCCGTTTGACTGGCCCGTGACTTCCTCCAACATTGCGTTGGTGGCGGTGACTTGGGTGGCGGTGTTGCCATTGCGAATAATATAGGCTAATATGCCCCCGCCTGCATATATGCTCGTTCCAACAACGGAAAATCTTTTCGGAGTTGCTGAAAGAGTTACTGCCTTGGAACCTATAGCAGTAGTAGTGTATCCAGTTGCAGTGTTATATAGCACTACCGATGTGGTACCACTTCCGCTCAAAGTAACTGCCCAGCGAAAAACTTGTCCGGTATTTTTGACATAGATGGCTTGAGATACACCCCCATAATTATCCGGGAAGTTTATTGCATTCGTCCCTGTAACCGTAGCCGCCCCGAACTTCGTCCAACTCGCGACCGAGAAATCCTCGCTCGAATCCGCAGCAAGCAGGTTCGCTACCCGCCGAGCTTTGAACGTGGCCTCGTTGGTGTTGGTGGTGCGGACGTAGTTGCCTTCCCAGTCCTCGAAGACTCGGGCGCTGCCTCGGGTGAAGGTGGCGGTGCCTCTTGCTCCTAGGCTGTAATAATACAGATTGGTGTGGAAAGGAGCGTACAATACGTCCGGTTCCGGCAACTGGTACGGCACCATCGCCTGTGCAGAATTGCACAGGAGCAGCAGGGCTAGGATTATGCGAAGCACGGCTTTCATCAATCTGCCCCTCCGTCAGCCAGGTATGCGGAGCCGGGGTAAACAATCCAGGTTGAGTCATCCCGCCCGACAAGGCAAAATTGTTCAGCCTCGGAGCCGATAGTGTCAATCGCGTTCCCGGCAGTCAGGGCCGTGCCGCCAAGCACACTGGAGTCCGTGCCGTCCGCTGTATCTACAGTGATTACCTGAGCAAATCCGTTGGCGTCAAAGCAACAGGCCAACCCAGCAGCAGCAGCGGGAAGGGTGAAATCAATCGCGTCATCATCACCGTTGAGGTTAATATCCCCGTAGCAATCGGCAGCGGTCAGGACCACGGTGGCGTCGGTGTGGGAGTTGATGCCGACGGTCTTCGCTCCAGCTTCAGTCAACGCCGCGGTGCAGTCCTCAACCGCACCGGAGGCGTCAACCCCGAGCGGGTATGACCCCGCGGAACAGTTTGCCCCGTTCGCAGCCAGCGCCGAAGCAAGCCCGGCAGGAACCAACTCTGCTGTCGTTCCGTTCCCGACGTAGAGAACATCATCATCACTGTCCCAGCATAACTTGCCGTCAGTCGTGAACCCTGAACAATCAGTATTGATTGCTATCTCAGGTTGGGTCCCGAACGGGGTCGAGAACCCCTGTGCCAAGACAGCCGGGGCAACGCCGACGAAGAGAAGCCCAAGAAAAATTATTTTTTTAAACATACTCACCTCTGCTACTGTTTGACGACACGACAAATAACATTTTGAATACCCAGTTTCTTTGCAACGATCAGCCGATGGTCGCCGTCGACCAGTCTGTCCGGCTCGTATTTACCATTGACCACTCGCCCGATCAACAGCGGATCCTTGGTCCCCTCCTGTTGAATACTGGCGACAAGGTCGACGTGGCGCTTGAGAAGTTCAGTACTGTCTTTAAATCCTCGCCAAAGAAGATATTTGTGATACTCGGAATCCTGATAATTGCCGTTCTTGCCTTCCAGTATATCATCAATCAACCGAGAATATGAAGGTAAAAAGCGACTGCTCTTAAAAAACTGCTGTTTCGTGAACAGATCATCCACACTTCTTGAGATCAACGTCGGGTTCCGGAACAACACCGAAAAGTGCTTGACGCCCTTGATCACTCGTTTCTCCTGCCAACCTCTGAAGAGCTTCCGCAAAAACTGCAGGTCAGCCGGCGACTTGTGAACCGAGGCCGTGTTGTACCTCCCGATCAAGATCACGTTCAAAGCTCGGTCGTTGAGCTTTTGCACCAACGTCTGCAGATGTGCCGGCGTCAGCCAGTAGTGGACGTTGGCAAGGAGAACATAATCAGAGCAGGATGGAGAATAGTCGTTGATATCGGACTCGACGACTCTGACACCCTTGGGCTCGTGCTCTTCCCACCAGTAGTTGTGACGAAGGACCTCAGGGTCGCGCTCGACCCCGGTTGCTTTGAACCCCAGATCAGAAAACTTTCGGCAATAGAAGCCGGCGTTGCAGCCCAAGTCAGTCATCCTCCCCACTATGGGGCCCTCAATCAGAGGCTTGATGAACTTGTGCCATCGCTTCTCGTTCGTATCGTTCGTCCGACGAGTGGGCATCTGAACGCCATGCACAGTCGCTTCCTGATACCACTCACCGGGAGGGATCACGCCCATTACAGAGTGGAAGCTCCCCCAGTACGGCAGGGAGTAGCACTTCTTCTTGGCAATCCGCCCGCCAGAGAAGTTTTGCCCGTGCCGGATATCAAGGTTTGGCACCACCGTTGAAAAGCCCCTGGCTCTATAGTCTCCAGGGACCTTACCCAAGTCCTTACCTACAATCCCGACGAAGGCGTCTTCATTTGAACAGACCCCAGGCTCACAAGCCCCAGGCAACCCCTTTCGGATTTGGGCGCCTTGCTTGAGAATTGCCAACTTCTCTTCCACGGCCTCGATCAAGAGGTTACGCTCGCAAATCAGATTGGACAGGACCTTCCGCCGCAGGTAGCTGTACTGCCCAGTGTTGCTACCGCCCCACTGCACGAACCAGTGATTGACGTTGTACCAGAAAACAAAGTCGTTTGGTGGCTGCCAGTTGAAATGCTCCGGAGAGTACAGGCAGTCGTGCTCGACCAGTGCCACATACTTCGTGGTCGCCGCTTTTGCCCCGGTGAGGACCTGGGTAAACAGCGACTCGTGGCTCCGGCCGATATTCCCAACGCAGATGTTGTCGCCAAAGTCAAGAGGCTTCTGCGAAACAGAAATGATTCGCTTTCCTTGGGCAGCCTCAAGAAGTTTCTCTTGGCACTTTGCGAAAAGAAACGGGTCAAGTTGGTTATCTGTGTAATATATCAAGCTAATATCAGACATATTTTCTCCCAGCAACGAATGCTGCTCGGTCATGGTGATGTGAAACGATCTCCCCACACCAGTCTTCGATAAGGGACTTCAGGCCGGCCTCGGTGAACCTCCAGTAATCACTGGGATATTCGTGGATGCCGAAGTCGATACTCGGCGCCGTTAAAATCACCACTCCGCCAGGACGAAGGACCCGTCTGATCTGAGCTACGGTCTTCCAGAAGAACTTGTCGTGTTCAAAGGTCTCGACGCAGACGACGACGTCGAAATGGTTATCCGGAAAGGGCAAGTCGTTGCTGTTGGCGACGACGTCGACGTTGGTCCCCTCGCGCATGTCAAGTCCGGTGTAGTTGGTGTGGGCTAGGATCTGCCGGAGGTTGCCGTTAACATCGTAGGATCCGATCTCCAGACAGTCGCCGGCCGCGGCCAGCCTGTCTACCTGTTGTTTGACGAATCGTCGGACTGATTTTTTCATATCCGTTTCAGCCAGCCCCCACTGTTACAGGAGAACATGAACTGCTCCTCCGGCCGCTCTCGGCGAACTTTGTCGGTCCTCTTCAGAAACCACTCGACGGCCTCGGCCGGGTTATTAGGCATGCCCATCTCCCCCATCACCGTGTCTTCGGCGACGAGGTACTGGCCCTGCGTGACGATGTCGGAATACCGTACCAGCTCACGCTTCACCTGCGTTCGGCTGTGATCACCGTCCAGCACGACCATCACGGAACTCCCGTTCACCATCTCCTTGACCTTTCCCAACGTCTCCGTCGCCGTCGACCTCCCGGTCAAATAAGTGATCCGCGGATGCTGCGGCAGAGGGTATTTATCGTGCGACCGATCGATTGAGATGACCCGCCCGTGCCCGATCAAATCCATCATCTGAGCAAAGAACAGGGCCGAGCCGCCCTTGTGGGTCCCGACCTCGACCAAGACGTCTGGCTTCTGCTCAAAGAGTTTCTGCTGATAAAGGATGAGGTCGTTGGGATATTTGATAACCGTGTAACCCATCCACGTAGGCATCTTATTCCCGGACATCATGTGATTGAAGAACGCCCGTGCCGGCGAGGAGGCCGGCGCCACTGAAACTTCCGCGGGATTCCCGATCTTGGCCATAGCTTCCTTGCTCCACCCGGGGGGATTGAATTTGTCGAGGAGCCACTGGAAGGTCCGGACCTGTTTCGGCCACTTGTTGTTCATCCAGAGGTCGTTGCTGTAAGCCCGAGCGATATTGACCGAGTGCTGGCTCATATGGTAGGGGAACCCTTTCTTGTGGCCTTCTGGCACCCCGCCGCCGCGGAACCAGTGAGCGAACCAGCAGTTCTTGTTGACCACCATCCGGCCCCCGCTGAGTGCTGCCTTGCAGGCCTCTTCCACGCCCTGCTGCCCCCAGCCGCCGTGTTCCTCCATACAGCCGCCGAGTTCCCAGAACCTCTCCAAGTGCAGAAAGAACCCGGGCCCCATGCAGCACATGGTGTCGTCGATCATCTTGTTGTTGTCAGGCTGCTTCTTGTAATAGCAGGCCCGGAGATTGCCGTCGACCAGGCCGATGTACATATAGTCCGTGCGTTTGTGCAGCTTCGGCTGCCAAGTCACGACGTCCAGGTTGTACATCCGGGGAATCATCGTCATGTCGTACTCGCAGTCTCTGGCCAAGATCAAGTCAAAGCCCTTCGAGACCGCACAGTGCGCGTCCAGCTTCATTATGTACTTGCCTTTAGCCGTCCGGACTGCCTGGTTGATCGCCTGCCGCTGCCCGATCGCCTCCGGGTTGTGAATCCAGTGAACTTGCTGTCGCTCGTTCACTGGAAATTCAATTGGCTTCTCAGGAAGCCAGCCGTCGAGCACAACGATAATCTCGATCTCCCCCTCGGCGTTGGCCAAGAGGGATTCGATAGTCTTCTCCAAATATCCCTGCTCATTGCGGGATGGGATAACCACGCTCAGCATAAGAGTCTCTCCTCATCAAGACGGTGAACTTGACGGAGAAGCGCTCGCCGAAGAACTCGGACTTGTCGTCGGGCTTCCTGAAGCTGAAGTCGTCGGGCTCGAAGAAGCTGAAGAGCTCGCACTAGTCGTCGGGCTGGACGATGCCGAAGAGCTTGGGCTTGTCGTCGGGCTTGAGCTCGCACTGGTCGTCGGGCTGCCTGAAGCTGAAGCACTCGGGCTCGTCGTAGCACTGCCGGACAGTGAAGCGCTCGGGCTTGCGCTCGCAGACGAACTCGGACTTGTCGTAGCGCTGCCGGACAGCGAAGCGCTCGGGCTTGAAGAAGCGCTCGAGGACGGCGAAGTCGTCGGACTGGACGAAGCTGAAGTCGTCGGGCTTGAGGACGCGCTTGAGCTCGGGCTCGAGGACGCGCTGCTCGATGCTGACGTGCTGGCACTATCAGATGCCTCGTTCTCACCAAACCCAAGATCAGACAGCAACTGAACGCCGACGGCCGCAACAGTTATGGGCTTCACCAGTTTGATCAGATTCGTCGCGGTGAAGCTGATTTGAGTGTTGGACGCTGACAGGACCAGGGGTGCCCCGCCGAGAACAATCGCCCGCCACTGCTGATCCGTATCCAACTGCTTAAGTTCAACCACCTCCGCGGCGCCGATGCTGGCGTCGACCTGGATCGTCATGTTGAACCGGTTCTGCGGAATCTTCATCTTGTATTCCGCTGCCGCCGTTGTCGGCGCAATCAATACTTGACTCATTGGCTACCCCCTTAGGAAGCTGAAGCTGATGGTGAAGCGCTCGGGCTGGCGCTAGCTGAAGCTGACGGTGACGACGACACCTGGGCGCCCGGGACACTCTTCAACGTCAACGTCTGCGACCCCAGGCTGTCGACCTTTTTGAACACGCCAAAGGCGATCGCCAGAGCATCGCCGGCCAATACCGCGTCGTCGCGGTAGAGCTTGACCTGCAGAATGCTGCCCATCTTCTTGCCCGCGCCCGGGATAGTCGGGAAATATGATGTCTGCAGGATTGTGCCTTGGATGTAGGTGTACTCCTGCCCGGTTGCCGTCGCCGTGGTGAAGGCGCCCACCTGTTCACCAGGATTCAACCACCGGTAGGAGATCTTCCACGCCGGGGGCGTCGCTGCAGCCTGGTGCCAGAGTATCCTGGGATAAAGCGACGTCCCGGGGGCGTAGTCATGGTCCAGGGCAATGTTCGCGGTCAGGAACTCTGTGGTGCTGTTGTTCGGGAAAAGGTACCCGAAGTTGGTCGCGTCGTAATCCGGGGCCGACGTCGGCTCCATGGCTGTCAATGGAATCCACAGCCCGAGATAAGGCCTGGCCAGCCCTTTGAACGTCACAAGGCCGGTGACCGGGTCGACCCTGACATAGCTGTTGCCTCGGACATTTCCGAACAAGTGATACGGGGCTTGAAGTTCCATTGCTTTTCTCCTGTGATTACGTTTCTTCCATGGGCATTAGGATTGCTCCCATATTTCTATATACCCCTTTTTCGAACGTTATTGAAGGGGTCACCAATATTATTTTAAGGCGCTGAGATTATCAACTTCCCGGTTCCTATCGTTGAGGGAGTAAACTTCCCGGTACCAGTCAAACTTAATCCCACTCGGGCAGAACTTTGACTCAACATATTAAAGCTGATAACATAGTCAGTAAGATTTTCATGAGATCCATCAGTACATCTTACATAAAAGGTGTTAGTTCCTGGAGACACAGCCACCCCTGTTTGAGTATGCCACTGAGATGCAGTAGACTCAAACGTGTTAGCTATTGAACTATAGTCAGTCTCTGCTACAGTCCCATATTTGCATGTTGCGGTTGTTGCAGTAAACAATGATATCGTAGTCGTTGCCGCATAACTGACCGTCGAAGACGGGGCACCGGCTGAACGAACGGGCCCAGAAAACACCGGCTCTACGGCCCCAATGCTGGACAAGGTTCCGCGAGCTACGTTGTAAATATCAACTGGAACTCGTGGAGAGAATTTATATGTCAGGGTGTCACCAACAGGATAAGTAAAGGTTTCCGATGTATAGTCGCCGTCAGTTACCCCCCCGCCTGTTGAATAGGTAGCGGTTGCTCCAGAGTCAGGACGTTTTGTATAATTTTTTGGGCAGGTATACCCCGCTTGTGTAAATTTACTATTTGGTGTGCACTCACCTGTCTCAAGTTTTACATACTCATAATGGTTATACAAAACCTCGTTCCCACCAGCATTCCCATTCGCAAGTTGAGTAATAGCCAGGTTGCTGATGTCTGTGTCTTGAGCAAACTGCCAGAAAACATTACCAACCCAGGAAACATTTGTAAGGGTTGATGTTGGTGATATTGTGCTATGTCCACCTATAAATGTATTGTTCCACATTATCAGGTGATCCCAGTTGTAATAAAGCTGAAAATCAGTAAAAACACAGCTGCCAGTTTCATTAACTGTACAAGGATCGCGCATCTCAAGAAATACATTTACAAATGCGTTGTCCGTTGCAGTTCCAGTATCAGACCGCATAAAAATAGCTTCATAATGTAAGTCTGTTGCCTTGTAATTATAGACAATTCTGTTATCCGGAGGGGCAAGCGTTGTCCCTGTAAAAGTTTGAAATGCATCTGCGTGCCATGACGGGTTGTCAATATTATCGACATCATCAGCAGTACAGTTGACAATAAAAGGTGTATTCTCAAATACATCATTACCAATAAACGAGATTGTGGCACCTCTGACCAATGCTGCCTTCCTATAGGCATAGTCAGCATCATAGGTGTAGTCATTAGTACTATAATGATTGTTCTCGTCGCTGAGATGCACTGGGTTTGTATTGACAGTACCTCTTCCAGAACCAATTCTTCTACAACTATTCGTCCATAACCGTGTTGAACTACTATTGGCGACATACAGGGCACTGCCCAGACTTTGCAGAGTCACGCTATCATATTTGAGATACCCGGTTGTTATCTGTCCAGTATTGATTATTACATTTGCAACTGCCGCAGTATCGTCTTTCGTGATTGTTAACCATTGGCTTGACGTGCTTGCTGATGTAGAGGCTACCGAGTAAGTGCCCTCCTCGAGATAGATAATCGCACCGTCCGAAACGCCGCCATTTGCCGCTTGGATTTTGGTTATTGCCCCGGCTACGGTCAAGCATGGTGCCCCTTCATCGTTTACCATGCAGGTAGTATTGTTGCCCGCTGGATCAACCCAAGCTGTCACTGGAGTGAAAGCAGAGGCCCCATAGACCAGCAAAGATAGGGTCAATACTCTTTCATTGGCCTCGTTGTCGGTAACGGTGGCGGTGATAGTAATAGCCCCGTTTCCGGTAAACTCAGAGGCGGGGAAATTAACCCAGTATTCCCAGGTATCCGTGGTCGAATTCAAGGTCATGGAGGTTGCTGTCTTTGTTCCTCCACTATACCCCTGGCCAGATGCAACAAAGTCAACTGATGCAATCCCTGGCTTAGAAAATGCCGCAACTCCGACATTAAGTGAAGCCCCATACTCAATCCGCTGGTATGGAACTACGTCGAACCTGGCAACAGGCGAATAGGCCAGAGCCAATGATGGAAAAAGGAGTATCAGAAAAATTACGGCGTATTTACCCATATGCCCCCCCATTCTATTGCGGCTGCTTCGTCTGTATCGAGTTGATATCCAGGCCCAGTGTGCAAATACTGCCCATCAGCAGAATCAAATCTGGCGAAAGTACATTCGCTAGCAGCATCGCAAGTTGTTCCGGCGTCTATCTGAAAATACGAACTTGCCGCGGTACCATCAAGGTGCAGAACAAAACTGTACCAAATTCCAGTTGTGATAGCAACCTCGGCGCTATTCCCTGCGCCTTGAGCTTTAATCATCAACGTTCCGTTATCGTCGATGAGTTTAACCATTGCCAAGCCAGCAGCATCACTGGTGCTATAGTTACTCCAGTGCAGAACAGTAAGTGCATCGTCGTTGGCGGGGAGTGTGCTTGAGTTGACCCTGATACTCCCGGTAATATCAAGACTTCCGGCCCTAGATATTGGTGCTCCTGCGTCCCAGGTGGCGTAAGTCATGTTACTTGCACCGGCGATGGCTGCAGAATAAAGGCCCACAAGGCATGACCCTGCCGGCGCAGTTCCCGTCAGAGTGTAATTCTCGGTCAGCGTCCCGCCTGTGCCTACTGTCTCTGTCCAACCCGCGGCTTCGTAGCCTCCCTCAAAGCCCTCACTCAGCTCATCCCCATTCGCAGGAGTAGTACAAGCGGTACTCCTGCGCACGAGAATACCGCTCGCCGCAAAACTGTCTGACCATGTGAGCAGTATAAGGACTGCTGCCAATAAATACTTCATCAGTCGGCATCCACAGTATAACTGACACATATCGTATATTCGTCTGTCTCCGGGCTCACTGCATTTGTTACGTTAAAAGCCAGCATCTCATATGCCGTAAGCCCATTTGCCGCTGTGACAGTCTTTGGTGTTGCAGTCGTTGTTGATGCCGCACAAGTCGCGGCTGTATCGGTAATAGTCATTGCATTCCCGGCCCCGTCTTCCAAGGTGATTGTCGCCGGAGTTGAACCAGTACCTCGATAATGGCACCACAGCCCAGTGATGGTCACTGCATAAGGCCAGGAAAAATAGGCATAATCATCATCGGCAGCAGCGAGATTTTCAACGGTGATGCATAGTGGCTCTTTATACGTCAGTACTCGCTTCGCCCCACCGTAATAAAGAAGTTGATCGCTGGTGGTGTCGATCGCGGTTTCGCCCGTTTCGTCAACCGTCGGGGCCACACCGTTTGGCAAACCAAAAACATCCAAGGCGATTGCACTTGTCCAAGTGGGGTTGGCCCCAACCCCGTTTGTCTGCAACAGCTTGCCGGCGTCCCCCGGACCAAGGTTCGTGATCGCTGATCCGTCATAGTAAAGGATGTCGCCTTGAGAAAGCGTCAACCCGGAGATCTGAGTCAGGGAAGTGTCAAGCGGTTGAAAATCAACCCAGGTCCACGTCCCCGACAGACACTGCCCGGCGTCGGCCGAGGCCTTGACCTCCTGCACTCGGCTGCCCTCTGCCGCAGAGTACTTGTAGACCACCAGCCCGTCAGTTGCTGCCGCCGGCGCCGTGTGATCAGGCAAGGCCGTGATGTCAAAGTCGGCCCGGGCTGTGCTGCAAGCCGTCAGCAAGAGTATTGCTGTTATTAAAAATCTCTTCATAGCGGTTCTCCGACTATTTGTTGTAGATTTCATTGTTATCGCAGTTCGGCCCAAGAAGTCTTGAATATAGAACCTAAAGCTGTTACTCTATATGTTGACCCAATTGGCACTATACCTGAAATCACTACATAGTGTGTTGTAATAGTACTTACTTGTGCTGATATTCCAAGCAACGTAGAATCAACATACAAAGACAACCCGGCTAATGGATTTTCATCTGTTGTGTACCCAGTAACAGAGACCACAAGTGGTTTGCCTGTTGTGTTTGTATATGTTGTATTAAAAGCCCTGGCACTCCCCATTTCCTGCCAAGTCTGCCCGAGGCCAAGACCAACTGCCGGCGCCGTCAAGGAGATCGTCCACGCTGAAGTTGTCCCTGCGCCACTGAATGCCTCAGACATGACCACCAGTGACCCAGTGGTAGAATTGTAGGCTGTGATCGTCCCATACATATAATACGTGGGAGAGTTTGTCCAGGCGATGATAACCTTCATCCCGACGACCAGAGATTTCCCTGCTTGGATCGTCAGTGACTTCGACCCGGTACCAATCGTCAGGCTGGTCGTACTCGTCGCGCTCGTCCCCGGAGCAGCCACAGCCGTCGCCGCACTGGCCAACGATTCTGCGGCTTTTGTCGTCGCCGTCGCTGAGGCTGCCGAAGCAGTTACCGCCGCGGCAGTCGCCAGAGTCTCTCGACTGTTGACGTTGGCCTCCAAGGCGTTGGCCTCGGTCACGAACGTTGATAATGCTGCGACCCAGGCATTCGCTTTTGTGTTGAACGCTGAAGCACTGTCAGTATTTTTATTTGGGGCTGATGGAAGGGCTGAGATAGTCATGCTGGGCCTCTTTAAGTTAAACCTTCGATTTCGAGAGAGCAGATACTCCCACCGTAATCTTGTAGTACTATATCAAAATTCTTATAGAATCCATAAACAATTGTTAACTCGGAAAATGTACTGACCTCGGTGCCCATCCAAACGCAGGGGGTAGCCCTGACACTTGAAAGGAATTTCTTAACCATCCTCACCATGCTGTGTTCCAGAAAAAGATCACACTCCATCTTGTCGGCATAAACCCGTTCAACAACAGAAGTCACCCCAAAGTCGTCAGTCTCTTTTGTCGAATAGTCCAGTATACCCAACTGCAGCCCCCACTGAGTCTCCCCAATGTAAACTGACTTTCCAAATGCGAACGTCCCCACCTCTACAGTCGTCCCGGTTAGAGTAACTTTAAGGATTGCATTGGTGTAAGTCGGCATATTCAGAAGCAAATAATCTTCGAGATTCTCCAGTGCTGAGAAGAAATATTGATACCAGTCATTGTCAGTCTCATCCGGAGCAGATATCAAATCAGTCTCATAGTGCCAGAGCACTCCAACCGGGTAAGGGCTGGCGCTGGCTGACGAACTTGGGCTTGCACTCTCTGACGAGCTCGGGCTTGTTGTTGGGCTAGACGACACAGAAGAACTCAAACTTGTCGTCGGGCTTGAGGATACGCTCGACGAAGCTGAAGACGAGGCCCCACCGTCATCCCCGACGCCGCCGTCTTTCAACCTGTTGCCCGCCCCATCAACCAAGAAGTTCCCGTCACCGTCGGTCAGATAGTTGCCCCCGCTGGCACTCGGCGATGCTGATGGGCTATTTGACAGGCTGGAGCTGGTGCTGGGCCCCCCAGAGGCGCTGACACTTGGTCCTCCAGACGGGCTGGTTGAAGCACTCAAACTGCTGCTGGCTGAAGAACTCGGGCTTGCGCTTTCTGACGAACTTGGGCTAGTCGTCGGGCTCCCTGATACTGAAGCGCTCGGGCTCGTTGTCGGGCTGGACGAAGGTGAAGAACTCGGGCTCGAAGACGCTGATGTACTCGGGCTCGTCGTCGGGCTGGACGATGGCGAAGAGCTTGGGCTCGAAGACGCTGATGTACTCGGGCTCGAAGACGCGCTACTCGAGGGGCTTGTCGTCGGGCTAGACGACACAGAAGAACTCAAACTTGCTGCCCCTGACGGGCTCGCTGTTGCTGAGGCCGAGGCACTTGGGCTCATCGTCCCATAAACAGCATCGTCCAAGAGTTCAATTACTACGTGATTGGCAACGATATCCAGCAGAGCCAGAGAGTCCACAAAATCAGCATCGGTCAGTTTGACCATCACGATCAGGAAGTTATTCGCGGCAGTGACCGACCCCACTGATTTGTCAAACATCTTCCAGCGGTTCGTCGGGCCCAGATCCAGCCACCAGTCTGTTGCGGTCGTCGGATCGTTTCCGGTGTTTGCCGCCTGCAGAGACTCATAGATCTTGTGCGTACTGAGAACTATAACCTTGTCCCCGGCACCATAGGTCGTCCCAATTGCCCAGGCAGCATAGTCATCTTCAGGCTCTGAACACCCATACAGGGTTGCATCCGTAACCGCGATAGGCTTTATGACTTTCATATTACGCCACCCTGGTTGCCGGCATACCAATGGATTCCCATCGGTCAAGCATCCGGGCAGTTTTCTGGGTATTCTTCAAGTTCTGGACGTTGCCGGCAACTACTGACGCCCTGAGGTCGTCCAGCCTGGTATTGACCTCGTCTTGGCTCTTGCGGTTGGCCTCGGCGTCGCGGCTGCTGATCGTTGGAACTTCTGTGTTGATGCCTGCGATCTTGTTATTCGTCAACTTCTCGATCTGGTTGACCGCGCCCATCGTCTTCCAATAATCCCGAGCGTAGTCCGCAGCCGTAGCATATTTCGACTTATCGATCGAGATATCTTTCAGGACCTCGCCGATAGTCTCAACGCCTTTAAAGTCGCCGGCCTTGGCCTGAGTCAGGATGTCGAAGAGCTTCTGTTGCGCTGTGGACGACTTCAACGCAGCACTTTCGATCCCACCCATGGAATCCTTAAACGATCCAATCGCCGTGACCGCCTCCAGCAATCCTTGGTTCATCACCTCCAAAGACTTGAGTCCGTAGAGCTCCCGGATCTTTGCCAGTTCAGACTCACCCAGACCAAGCTCTTTCGCCTGAAGGATCATGTCCTCCATCTCACGATTAAGCTGGAATAAGGACTTCTCTGACTCCGTCATACCCATCATCTTGATCTGGTCAGTGATGTTGAGCATGAACTCTGCCTGTTCTTTACGATGGGCCTCAATAAGCTCAGCGGCCTTAAGCTGCTGCAACTGCCTGATCTTCATCAGTTCAGACTCACCGAGCCCCAGAGCTTTCGCTGCAGCGATCTGCTCCTGCATCTCTCGACGAGTCCCGCGCAGAGCAATCTCAAGATCAGTCATCCCGAAATTGTTGATCTCGTCGTTGATCCCACGCATGAACTCGAACCGGGCCTGGGCCACCTTCTTGTTTGCTTCCTCGATCTCCATCGCCTGCAGGCGTCGGATCTTTGCCAGATCTTGCTCCGAGGCGCCAAGCTTCTTCGCCTCCTCGATCATATCGTAGAAACGATACTGAATCTCTAAGATCTCCTTAGCCAGGTCTGTGCCACTCATCAAGCGCATGGACCGGGTCACATCATCCAGCATATCAACCAGCGACTGCAGATCCTCCGGAGTCTTTGATGATCTGACACCGCTCAGCAGGGATCCCGGCTTCGGAGTGCTCCCGGGCGGACTTGCCGGCGGGGTTGGGCCCCCAATCAGATATTTGTCAGCGTTGATCGCTTCCAGCAGCGAGAGGTGTTTCTGAGTAGAGCGCTGATTGATGACGTACTCACCGCCCATTGCGATCTGTGGCCGGCCGGCGATTGTCCCGATGTACAGATCATCCCTGACCCCGGACCCGCCGCGGAGAAGTCCTCCTGTAGCCGAACCTTCAGCAGTCCCGACCCCAGTGGTGCCGGTCGATATGCTGCCCTCAGTGATCACGCGAAGCGCTGCTTGAATATCGTAGGCGGCGTCGCCGATGGCATTCCCCGCCTGAGTAGCCGAGGAATCCAAATCCTGCAGAGAATAGTCCAAAGACCCCATTACGGAGTTCAACGTGTAGATTGCATTGCTCGCTGTGTTGGCTTCGTCCCCAAACACGCCCACGGCGCTGGTCAGCATCGAAGTGTCAGTATAGACTTCCTGCATCTGCTGAGAAATCATAGACAAAGAATAAAGCACCGGATTTGTAGCCGCCAGGTATTCTTCCCCGGCAGCCCTCATCCTGCTGATTGCCGATCCGGTGTAATCGGCCATAACTTGGGACACTTCTTCTTGTGTTTTTCCCAGCGATCGCAAATACTTCTCGAGTTCTTCAGAGGAACCTGACGCCGAGCCGGCTGCATCTTCGAGCAGGATCAGTGCTCGATGCATTTCACCACTGCTCAGGTTAAGGTCCGTCAAAGACTTTTTCATCTTGTCAAAGGACGGAGTCGAGGCCTCGGCCCACTCCCACAGCCCTTCGGCCGTAGACGGGTCAATAGCGACATTCAGCTTCTCGAGGGCTACCGCAAATTCCTCAAATGTCTCTGGCTTCCCAATATTAAGCGCCATGCGCTCCAAAGACTGAGCATCATCAAACAACAACTGCAGCGCTTCTCGTATTGCCGAGTTACTCTTTTTCCAAGTAGGAGCAGTCTCATCCCACTGCATACCAAGGGCACCGGGCGTCACATAGGGGTCTTTTTTGAAATAGTTATCCTCCCGGGCGGACTTTGCTTTATCGGCGTCTGCCAGCATGATCAGTGAATTCGAGGCTTGGTCCCATTTCGCATTCGTCTCTCCGAAATAAGGGATGACCGTCTTCTGAAATTCGTTACCGATCAGCGAAGCAAAGGTCTCCGGCCGGAACCCAGCCTTGTTGAACATGTCGGCTTCGTCCGGCATCATCTTCTTTTTCTGACTGCTGTACGCCATGATTGCCATGGAAACAACTGCCCCGATAATGCCTGCGTAGGAGCTGAAACTTGACGCCGCGGGGGCTGCTGACTGAGCTACAGGCGCAGCAGCTTGAGATTGCAGTACGCCATAGGAACCATACTGGGCCACTTGGCTGGCCACAGTCGGGGTTGCCCCATAGGTCCAACCCAGCGCCGTGGTCGCCTGAGGCGCCAGAGACCCCGCCTGTGAAGACAAAACTCCATAGGTATTCTGACTCGTCTGCCAAGCGCTAGCTGCTCCTGGAGAAGCCCCAGAAGGAGAACCTGTACTGCCCAACGGTTGCCCTGACCCTGGAGTGTATGGAGCAATGGTTGACCTCGGGAAGGCATAATTATACAGCCCCTTGGCAATCGCAGCCGAAAGACTCTCCCCAGTGTACATCTGATAACCGGTGCCTGCTACGGTGCCCAGTGTACCAACTGCGCCAACGCCACCGTTACTGCCGCCCCGATTCCCAGCCAGAGCCGCCCCCAAGGAGCCAAGAACTGCACCAAAGCCGCTGCCTCCGCCGCTCCCGAAAGCGCCCATGATCACGTTGCCTATCTGGGCCATAGCCCAGCGAGCAATAAGATCAGCGATCCAATTGATGAACAGGTCCAGCATCCGGTCAAGAAGGCTGTCCCAAAGGTCGCCGATGCTCTCGAAGTCACCTTTGATTGCGGCGACGAAGGTGTCGTGAAAAGCATTCTTCAGTTCCCCAGCCACTTCGTAGCCGACTTCCCCCAGAGTCTTGGTGCTTGCGATCGCGTCCTTGACCCCGAGAGCAAATCCGTCCCACAGGTTATTACTTTTTTTGATAAGGATGTCAGAATTCTGGATTGCCAATTGATACTGCTCATCAAGCTTTGCCATTGCTGCGGCTCGATCTTCAATCGTGGCATTGGTCGCCTGTTCCAGTGGGTATTTCTTGGCAATCGCGTCTTTCTGGTCTGTATAAGTTTTATTAATCTTTGCCAGTTCTTTGTCAAACTCTGACATATTGCGCTGGGCATGATTGCCAAAAGCCGCTTCAATCTCCTCTAGGTTATTCTTCAAATCTGATTTCCGGAGTTCTTCAGCCGTTTCCTGAGCTTCAGTTTTTAAGAGCCCAAGCTCTTTTCTCATCCGGGCCAGACCGTTGTCGTCTCCCTCAAACTTTTTCTTGATCTCAGACTCCATCTTAATAACGGTGTCATCGATCTTCTCCATCATCTTATCAAAAGCAGAGAGCTTTCCAGTAGAGGCATCACCAAAAGCCTCCTCCATCTTTTTACTGAAATCATCAAGAGCAACCTTCTCAAGATTATCAGCATTCTCGTAGGCTTTGACCATCTCAGAGTTAATGACCTTCATCCGTTCAGCTGTTTCAGGGGTGCCAATACCAAACTCCTTCTCAGCAGCAGACTTTAACTTTGAAGATGTGTCTGATATCTTCTCCTGTAACTTTTGATACTCAGAAAGATACGACTGAGAAGTGTCCCCAAAAGCTTCACGGACTCTAGTATTAAAGTCTCTAATACTCTCAGCAGAACCTTTAAACGCTTTGCCAGCGCCAATAGTTTTGGCTGCCAGGTTACTCATCATCGTGCCAACATCAGCCTTTGATATAGCCTGTGCAGTCCCTTCGAGCTTCTTTTGCAGGGCTAGAATTGCTTCTACACCTTTCTCATACTCCTCCCGAGCCTTCCGCATTGGCAGCAGATTATCCAGTAGTTTTTGCTCGCTGTCCTTCAACCAGTCTGGAGATTCTGCAGATCCTTGAGACATACCTGAAGAGCCTGCGCCAAAGTAATACCCCAGAGTTTTTGATGCTAGATTTCCACCCGCGGCTGGATTCCCCAAAGATGGGAGTCTCTGCTGTTGATCAGCTAGAACACCATAAGAAGAGGCCAGTCGGTCAACCGCTATGGAAGCTTCATAATGTGCCGCTTTTTCTGCCAACAAGGCATCTGTGGACGCTTTGATAGCCGCAATCCTTGAAGCATAAAGATCCCCAGACTCTTTGAGTTGAGCATTCTCAGCAGAAAGATCAATCTTAAAGGCTTCTTTTACTGCCGAGGCCGCTTGAGTGAGGTTATCCCCAATAGCCGACATTGCCGGAGAATAAAAACTTGACAACAGTGGAATATCTTTCGTCGCCTGACCGATCATCGTAATCATTCGATTGATCGCGTCAGGAATGTAGAAGATTTTGTCAATGACCCAATTGATTGCGCTACCAAAGATAACCATCAGCATAGAACCCAAAGACTCAAAAACTCCTTGGATTGTTACAGCGGCTGTTTTTGCTGTCGCGCCTAAATTTATGAATAATACATCAATTGAATAAAACTGTTCTCTAAACAGATTTACAATATTAAGATTTGAAATAAATCCTACAAGGTCAGTAAACCTGGTCTTCAGCAAATCTACAACTTCTGCAAACGAAATTCCACCATCAACCAAATCCCACAGTTGTTTAACAAAACTTATTGCCAACTCAATCAAATTAATGAAGTCATGGCCAATAGCCCCGATAACCGAAGCGAAAACAGCAAATATTGGGCTGATATCAGTAACAACCATTCTAATTGATGATATAGCTTCGGACAACCCTTCAACATTGACTGGTTTGAGAAGCATTTTCTCCAGAGCAACTTTCAAGTAATCGAGTTCAGCCCTGGCTGTATGCGCAAGATCCTGATACTTTTCCTCAATGAACCCAACCCCTTCCGCAGCCTGACGAAGCTTCAGAATAAATGCGTCGAGCTCCTTGACCTGCTGAGAAAGCACTGCCCCGGCCTTCATCGATCGGGCAGTAAAGAGTTTGGTAAAAATCGCAATCCGCTTCTCGTCAGCAACCCCTGCCAAAGCCTTATTCAACTCTTTGAAAGTCTCAACAACGTTCTTAACACTCCCATCTTCGTTAAAAGCATTGAACTTACGACCAAGCTTCTCAAACATCTTATGAACAGGGTCGCCGGCCGTCTGCAACTTCAGCATACCAGTCCTGAGAGATGTTGCTGCTTTTGTCCCTCTGATCCCGGCATTGGCCATAATCGCCAGAGATGCGGCAACTTCCTCGAATCGCATCTTAGAAACGATCCCAAGTTCCGCCGCATGCGAGAATGCATTGCTCATCTCATCAACTTCAGTGATAGACAGCATTGCGGCCGCAGCCACCATATTTGCGGCATCTGCAAAAGTGAACAACTTCCCAGTCGCTGCTTTCATCGTCGGTTGGAACGCCAAGGTGAGCCCGATCACGTCCTTGATTGCTTCCCCAAGTTCCATATCAGCAATCGTGGCAAACTTGCTCATCGTTGCCAGATCACGCAGGGCCTCGGCCGGGGCCACACCAGCCTTGGCAAATTCCCGCATCCCCGCGGCGAGTTCCGTCGGCGTATGACGCAACCCCTCCATTGCCATCAACCGCTGCTGGATCTCGTCAAGAGGCATCAACGCCCCTTCAACGTCCTTGGACAACGACTGGATGGAGGTCGTGGCATACTCGAAGGCCACGCCCAGGCTCATTGCTTCCTTCGCTGCCCGGACCCCGGCAAACGCAGCCATCAACGGCAGCAACTGTCCATAGGCAAACCAGAGCATGCTCATAGCGCCGGCCGCGCCTCTGACAGCCGACCCGTAGGTCGTGAAGGCCCCTGAGGCCCCTGCGGCTGCCCGACCTGCTTGGGTCGTCGCTGCCGCTGACTGACTGTTTGCCACTGCATTAGTGCTGGCAGCCTTAGCCGCTGAATACTGCGCACCTAGATTAGCATTCACCGCCCCGGTTGCTGCTTGATAAGCCACAGTCTGGGCATCATAGGCAACCGCGAGGCCCAAAGCCACAGCTTGGTTAGCTGCTTCTACCCGAGTCTGTTCAATTACGGCCCGAGTCAACCCGATTGTCCCTGCGGTTACCTGAGCCTCGGTCTCGAATAAATACCTCTCAACAGCCAGTTTTCGCTCAAGTGTGATTGTCGTAGCAGCAACTGCCTTTGCTTCTGCCCCCTGAAGATAGGCTAGTTCTGCTTCTATATTAAATAACTGAGTCTTTGATGCAACTGACTTGGCTGCCACAGCATTTTCCATCTCTCTGGCACGAATCGATGCTGCGGTAGCCACATTCATCTTGACCCTGGCATCAAATAATTCTCTCAGCCCCAGAGATTCAACTTTATTCTGAGCAGCATTCTTTGCCGAAGCAGCCCCAGCTGCTAACGCCGCCTTCGCTTGAGCTGCAGTGGCTACAGCTACTGCATCATATTCAACTGCCAGCCCGGCCGTTACCAGTGCTGCCAAACGTTGTGAATCTGTTAACTGAGCTTCAGCAATCACCAAAGATTTCATAGCCAAAACTTCACGAGCTATTGAAACAGTCGTGGCCTCAGCAATGGCGAGCTCAGCTTCTTTAACAGCCACAACCTTAGCGGAGGCCAGGGCAGTCCCATCGAGTAACGCAATAGTCTTGGCCCGGAGTGCCGCAGCTTTACTCATCTGGGAACTCAGGTTCCCCAACGCGATGGTCTCAGCCTTCTGGTTAAGAATTAACTCTAACTGGGTTGAGAGAACCCCATCAAGAGATTTTTTGTATGAAAAACCGTCAACTGTGAGCTTTTTGAATTCTGATCGGAGTGCTGCTGATTCTCGGGTAGCTTTTTGAACCTGAGTCAAATACTCAGAAAACCCGGCTCCTCCAGCTTGGAGCATCTTGAGTACCCCAGAAAACCCTGTCTGAAGAGCTTTTACTTGCTGAAGAAATTCGGAAATAGTCTTGCTGCCGGCCTTGAAGCTGGCTGCGGTTTTATCCGTGATTTTACCAGTCTTCTGCAGACCAGCAGCAAGTTTGTCAATGTCCTGAAGGGCCCTCTGAGAAACGGAAACGCCGATATCTATCTGGCCCATGAATTACCGCCCAGGTTTCCGACCCTTGGTACTTGAAGAGTTCGGTACTTTTGTCGTTTTGCCTTTTCTTTCTGCCTTTTTTCTCTCAGCTTTGAGAAAAGTGCTGTCCAACTCCTGCATGATGTCAATAAAGAACTCCATTGGTTCTTTACTGACTGCTTCATTGTAGGCAATAATAGAAGGCAAGTCAAGCGGATTAGCCCCTGACATACCATAAGTTCTTGATTGGTGAAGCCTGGAAAAGTCCAGTACCAGTGAAATGTGCCACCACTCCACTGTTGGACGGTTTCGAAGTGCTTGAGGAATGCTGCCGGATTTGGCAACATTCTCAAGCACGGCTATATGTTCCCCCCACTCAACAGACCAATCAATGTAGGGGATTAGGGCTTTTTTACTTCGGCCACGTCGTCAGTTGGGCGATAGTTGCTGGGCTCCTGAGCGAACTCGACCACGGCAGAACGCAGAGCCGGATACTCAAGCATCAGCTTGGTGGCGTTCTCGACGTTGAACTCCAGCTTCTTGCCTTTGTTCGAAATCCCGCTCCAGCCGATCAGCACGGTTCGGGCCAGTACCTCAGCCATCAGCTTCTGGGAAAGTTCTTCGGCTTCCGGCGTCTTCATCTTGAGGACCTTTTCCCACCGACGATACTCCTGGCCCAGTTGCCGCTCGTAATCCGGATTGGGTATCCGGCGCACCAGAAAGAACTGCTCCCCCTTGACGTCGAGAATCATCTTCACGCCGTCCTCAGCCATCTTCTTGTCAAAACCGAATACCTTGTCGATGTCCAGCATAATTAGTTCTCCTGTAGAAGGTTTAAAGTTATTTTAAAGATACCCTAAGAAACTTGCAATATCAAGCAGAATCGTATATAAGAAGATCATTAGGTTATTAACTTTTACTGAAGAGGTACAACGTGGCGATTAAGAAAGGCAACAAGATGCTGCAGATTACCCTGACTCCGTTCCATCTGAGAAAACTGGCAATGATCCGCAGCAAGTCAGGCTTGAATAACTCCGCAGTGATCCAGAGACTGATCGAAGGGCACGATTTGTTCGGGAAGATGGCCGAAGAAAAACCCCAAGAGGACTGACGTCCTCTTGGGGTTACACTGAGGTTGGCTGTTAGGAAGCACTTGGGCTGGAAGAAGCGCTCGAAGAGGCACTGGAGCTTGGGCTCGAAGAGACCGAGGAGCTCGGGCTGGCGCTGGCAACACTGCTCGGACCGGTGTCACCAAAGCGATCGATACTAATCATCGCGTTGGAGACCGTGTCAATCGTTGCCGTCAGGCCCAAGTTCATGATAACGTCGGTGTTGATCCCGCCGGCCACAATCTCGGAGCTGGTCAATTTCGCCCGATCGATGTTGAAGGCATAACCCTTTCCATTCGCATCGGACACAGCGATCGAGAACGACAGCGACTGGTTCAACAGCATCTTGTCGTAGACAGATGCCGAGGAGTCCGCGCCGAAGAAGATGTTGAGGTTGGCTGTGATCTCAAAGGTGCCTTGGATCAGGTCAGAGAACCCGAGCCCGCTACCCAGACACCGAATGCCTCGGAGCCCGGTCCCGATGTTCAGAGAAAAAGACTCAGCACAAGACTCCCCGAGAGAAGCCCCATCCAGAAGAACCGTAGTTCCCTGCACAGAGTTCATAACCGGCGAAGTCGTCGCTGCAACAACCGAACCCAGCCCGGACGGAAACATCGTGTCAGTGTCCCGCTCGCTGGTCTGTCCGAGGAAGTTCAGCGAACCAGTCAGCATCGACCCTGTCGAGAAGTCAAAGCTGGCGGACTCAACGCCACAACTGGTGTACATAAAGTGCTGGTCAACGTCAGTGAACTCTTTCTCGATCGAGAACGTCCGCAGATCAGCAACCCCATTCTTCAACCTGGATGAAGAGATGGTTGTCATATGGGCAGTGGCATCCGTGGTGACCGTCTTGACCGCAGTCTCGAAGATCAGTTTATTCGCCGTCGCCGCGGTAGACGTCGACGCCCGGTAAATACCCACGTTTGCAGCAGTCCGTGCGGAAGCGATCCGGACCCACTGCCCCTTGGAGATCAAGGTGTGAGGGATATCCCCGGCCACAGAGTTGATGCTGTTATCCACCGAGGAAAGCGTAGCATCCGAGATCTCGGCAGTGCTATCCGTTCCAATCGTGGTAAAAGTTCCGGCGAGCAGCGCTTCAAGAAATGGGTCGTAAGTTTCAAACGACATCTCGAAGTTTAGCGCTCCACCAACCTGGCCGCCAGTCAGAATACTGTCAGGAGTCATCCGGTCATCGCGGAGCTCCTGGCTGGCGGCGGACTCGATGCTCTGGTTTAAGGATTCACCAGTAACCCTGAGCTCAGTCGGGTTCCCAGTAGGAGTCGTCCCGCGGACGGTTTCCTCGAGATACCGGATTTGAGCAGCACTTGCAGAAGCAGGCATAAGACCCTCCGTTAATTGTATTTTTCAAAAGTGAATGGCAACACGTTTCGTACCGTGTGCCAAGCCGGATAACTCACCCCTGGCAATGGGACAAGCTCTCTGAAGGTGATGTCATCGAGCACCTCCACACTGAAATTGGTATCCAAAAAATCAGTGTACTGCGTCTGCCACTTCGTCCCGTCTCCGGTCCGAACATTGGCAACGACATACAGCCACCCACTCACCCGGGTGAAGTTACTCCCCAGGCACAACTGCCGCTGGTTGTTGATCGCCAGTTCGACCTTGACCCAGGGATCGACCTGAGTCTCGATGTCGACCTTGGGCTTATTCGGGTAATCGACCAAGGTCGTCGGATACGCGGCATCATGTGCCGTCTTGAAGAGGTCGATGATTGTCTCCCGCAACTCTTCAAAGGTCATGCCGCACCTACCCCGAGAAAATCAGTGTTGGCGTAGTAGTTCCACTCCGATTCCGTGTTGGCCACCGCGGCGTCAACCCGCATCATAAACTGCTCAACAAACCCAGGGCTGTGGCCAAACTGTGACCGCAGTTTGACCCGGCCCTCATTCACGTCCATGGCGTAGTCCACGCCGTTGGCCACCTGAATCGTCCAACCGTGGGCCTCGAACCGGTCCTTGAACGAGTGTGACTTCCCGTGGGCATTGGACAGCGCTTCCATCACCGCCGGCAGGTCCCCCTTCTGATAAGGATTGTCCGGGAACGGGAAGTTTCCGGAGACCCTAAAACTCGACCGGTTCACGGTCATGTTCCACGATGCCGCCATCGTCCCGGAATACTGCGGGGTCTCCAGCACAAGCTTGACAAAAGCC